AGGTTCTTGGAGACCTCTTGAATCAAATGTCATATACTGATAACGGTAAAAATCTAGAATTAATCCTAATAATTTTTTAAAATCTTCTAATGTTCCATATTCTTTGACTCTTATAGAAAAACCTCCAAACCTTTTTTCACGAACACCTATAATACTTGATTTATTTTTATACCACTCAAAATCCTCATTATTCTCCATACTAATCATATTTGGATTATCTTTTACTCTAGAATTAGATTTAAAATTTATATTATTCTAGTTGTGGTAGCATAACACATTCAAAAGCAGTCAGACACTTTCGTAAAATTTATGATATTTTAGTTCCAATCCAGAGTTTTTCCACCATTCTAGAACAGCAATATGACCATTTTGTGATGCCCAAATTATTGCATTTTTATTATATTTTAAAGGTAATCCAGAGTTTTTCCACCAATCTAAAACCCAAAAATAACCATGATAGGATGCCCAATTTAATGCATTTTCAGAATATTTTAATTCTAATCCAGAGTTTTTCCACCATTCTAGAACATTAATATGACCTTTTTTTGATGCCCAATTTAATGCATTTTCATTATATTTTAATTCTAATCCAGAATTTTTCCACCATTCTAGAACAGCAAATTCACTATTATATGATGCATAATTTATTGCATTTGTATCATATTTTAAAGGTAATCCAGAGTTTTTCCACCATTCTAGAACAGCTACTTTGCCACATCCAGATGCCAATTTTAATGCATTTTCATCATATTTTAAATGTAATCCAGAGTTTTTCCACCATTCTAGAACAGCAACTTGACCAAATTGTGAAGCCCAATTTAATGCACATTCATCATATTTTAAAGGTAATCCAGAATTGTGAAAAAATTCTAGAACATTAATATGTCCATTTTGGGATGCCAAAGTTAATACAATATTATGATATTTTAAAGGTAATCCAGATTTTTTCCACCATTCTAGAACAGCAACATGACTTTTTGCAGATGCCCATTTTAATGCATTTTCAGAATATTTTAAAGGTAATCCGGATTTTTTCCACCATTCTAGAACAGCAACGTGACCATTTAAAGATGCACAATTTAATGCATTTTCAGAATATTTAAAAGGTAATCCGGAGTTTTTCCACCATTCTAGAACAGCAACTTGACCACTTGAAGATGCATAAGTAGTGAATATAGCAGAATTGTTATTATACAACTTTAATTTTAGAATTACTGTTGGACTATAAATATTATAGTTATCGCTTAAAATAAATTTATCATTTAACCTTATAATTATCCTAGGACAATCATCATAATTAAAGTGGGTTGAGTGATTACTATTAATGTTAACTATATTGTCTTTGGGTAAGTTTTTGTAAAGACCATAATGTGTATTTATTTTTTCATAATAAATAATATACATTCCACTAAAAAATCAAAAATATTTACCAAGATCAATTTTTTTAATCAAATTTTTTATATTTTCTTTTTCTTTTTAGCAATCCAGAGTTTTTCCACCATCTTGTAACACCAATACGATGATGTATGGCACAATAATTATGTACATAATTTAATATAGGTTTATCATATTTTAATTCTAATCCAGAGTTTTTCCACCATTCTAGAACATCAATTTGACCTACCCTTGATGCTCTATTTAATGGTTCAACAGAATATTTTAAAGGTAATCCAGAGTTTTTCCACCATTCTAAAACAGCAACGCGACCATATTCAGATGCCACATGTAATGCATTTTCATCATATTTTAAAGGTAATCCAGAGTTTTTCCACCATTCTAGAACATTAATGTGTCCTTTTTCAGATGCCAATTTTAATGCATTTTCAGAATATTTTAAAGGTAATCCAGAGTTTTTCCACCATTCTAAAACAGCAATCTGACCATATTGTGACGCATTATTAAATGCATATTGATTATATTTTAAAGGTAATCCAGAATTTTTCCACCATTCTAGAACATTAATATGACCACTTAAAGATGCATTACACATTGCATATTCAGAATATTTAAAAGGCAATCCTGAATTTTTCAGCCATTCTAGAACATCAACTCGACCAGTATATGAAATATAATTAGTTAATAGATCATTATTGTTATTATACAACTTTAATTTTAAAATTACTTTTGGACTATAAATATTATAGTTATCGCTCAAAATAAATTTATTATCTAACCTTATAATTATTCTAGGACAATCATCAATACTAAAGTTTCCCCAGTAATTACTATTACTATTAATATTAATTATATTTTCGTTGGGTAAGTTTAGACCATAATGTGTATTTTTTTTTTTACTATAAATAATATACATTTTACTAAAGAATTAAAAATAATTATCAAAATCAATTTTATTTATGTTTACATAATGATCTAAAAGTTTTCAATAACTCTAGAACATTAATATAGTCACCAGAAGATAGTAAATAAATTTTCATCTTAAAATCTAAAATATCCTATATCCTTTGACATTTTATGTCTGGTTCCTTTCCGATTGTTGAGACTACCCGGGTATCAGGTGTAAAAAAAAGAACTTGGTAATTATCTATTAAACACCTAGAGTAAATGGAAATCTTCAATGACACATTCAAAAGCATTCGGAAACTTTCGTAAAATTCACGAAATAAAACTAGAAAATCTAGAATTTTTTGAATAACATTCGTGATGATTACGAAAACCTCCGAAATCCTTTGACATTTTATGTCTGGTTCCTAGGCGATTGTTGAGACTACCCCGGGTATCAGGTGTTCAAAAAAGAACTTGGTAATTATCTATTAAATACCTAGAGTAAATGGAAATCTTTAATGACACATTCAAAAGCATTCGGAAACTTTCGTAAAATTCACGAAATAAAACTAGAAAATCTAGAATTTTTTGAATAACATTCGTGATGATTACGAAAACCTCCGAAATCCTTTGACATTTTATGTCTGGTTCCTAGGCGATTGTTGAGACTACCCCGCGGGTATCAGGTGTAAAAAAAAGAACTTGGTAATTATCTATTAAACGCCTAGAGTAAATGGAAATCTTCAATGACACATTCAAAAGCATTCGGAAACTTTCGTAAAATTCACGAAATAACACTGGGAAATCTAGGATTTTTTGAATAACATTCGTGATGACTACGAAAACCTCCGAAATCCTTTGACATTTTATGTCTGGTTCCTAGGCGATTGTTAAGACTACCCGGGTATCAGGTGTAAAAAAAAGAACTTGGTAATTATCTATTAAACACCTAGAGTAAATGGAAATCTTCAATGACAGGTAAAACTATCTAAAATTTCTTTTTGGCTGCAAGATCAAAGTATTTGGAGCGTCCAACTTCACTCAATTCATTCCACGATTTTTCAATAGTTTTGATCAAATTAGAATATTCTGTATTTTTACTAGACGATTTTTCAATTGTTTTGGTGAATTTAGAATATTTAGAATATTTAGAATATTCAGTATTTTTATCAATATCTTTGCGTTGCTCGGATAAATAACAACCATATGCATCTTTTTCAGTAATTCTATGACTAACATTATAATGCAAACATGTTCTTTCAATATTATTCTTATCAATAAATTTGACTGGTTTGGAATATAGGTATCTTTGAGATATATATCTGCACATTATTTTACGGTTACTTGGCATTTGTTTAATAAGTTGAATATTAAACAACTTTAATTTATCCCCTGAAATTTTATGAAATATAGTAGCTGCTTTATTTACGGCACTTGATGCATTTTTAGCTGATACTGATATTCTAATGTCATTACAAATAGCAATAAAAGATTGATATTTTGTTAATTTATCTGATTTGAATATATCATGATAATTATCAAAGTTATTATTCAAAGGAGGATCTTCATCTTCTTTATTAAATTCAGATTCATCGTCAATAATTTCACATTTGCAATCATTTTTTTCATACCAAATATTCAAACACTTTTTGAGCCACTCTGGGACATTTTTAATTTGTTCCCTAAATGTTTTATTTTCATCATAATTTTCAAACTTGTACATCTTATCTGTTTCCAAAACAGAATAAGGCATTATAACATATCCACTATTATTTCTAACATCTATCCCTATTTTTTTTTCAGTAGTTGAAAATATTTTATTTTTTGTTGTTAATAATTTTATATCATCATCCAATTTGAAATAATAATGTTTTCCATTATTGGCTGTATTTACCTTAAGTGTGTCAATATCTATTCCATTATTATATTGATTTAACATCATATTCCAGTATTCCATACCATCATCCTTTTGATCAATATCAATTATAAAGATATTAGAAAGTTCTCCACACACTAAACCAATATTTTTAGTAATTAATTTATCCTTCATTTTATAGGATTTACTATTATCAATGTAATTCCATTTTTTACATAATGGATATTTATCAGCGCATGGGAATAATGCAAATTTTTCATTGAGTAATTTAATAATCATATTATTCTTTTTGGAAACCAAATCAACAGGTTTATTATTGAAAATTTTATCGAAAAAATTTAAAATATCTATCCTTTGAGATACAAGTGATTGTGTATTAGACATAATAACATCATTACTAACCTCTAATCTATAATATTTTATTTTACAAGTTATAGGCAAAAATTTAGAATACAATTCAAAATACATATCAATGTGCGTAATTACTATTAATTTTTCAACATCAGTAATCGTAGGCAATAAATGTTTCATAAGTGTAAAAGAAATTTCATCTATCATGGTGATATTGTTTATTAACACATCTCTATTCAACAATAATAAATATTTTATAACATTTTTAACATTAGACCCATCTATATGCAAATTTAATAATTGTGCAAATATTTTTTTACAAACTATATCAAATTTAGAAAGTTCCGATGCCATTTGCAATATTACACTATCAGATAAAATTGTATCTACATTAAGCAATCCAGCAATGTAATGTTGTAATGTAGTATTATTTTTAATATATTCTATATCATCAGACACACCAGACAACAATTTATTTTTTTTTTCTTGTCTGTCTAAAGTATTGCTTTTATCATTCAAACATTTTCCTACAACGATTGATAAATTTTTATTAAATGCTTTTGATGATACTGAATATTTTTTAGATAATTCTATTAAATCTTTAATAGTATCAATACCATCTATATATTTTTTGATTTTATTATCAAATATAGATTGCACAGGAAGTAATTCCTTTATTTTCAAGATAAATTTATTATAATCTAGTTTTAATAATAATTCATTTGGATCATTATTCTGAATATTAAAAAGCACATCAAAAACTTTTAATTTTGATCCTGGAATATTGGTCGAAAAATTCTTTAATATAGATTTGCAACATAATATATTATCTGCCGACACACACACTACATTTTTATTACATATATCGTCAGTTATTTCTTTAATTGATACTTTAATATCCGAATCATTTATTAAATCATCACATTTATTTATAACAAATAACACATTTTCAATAGGTTGATACTTCTTTATTATGTTCTTATCAAATGGAACATTAACATCAATTACACATACAACTAGATCAATATTGTTCAACATAGTTGAAATAAATGTATCAGTCACTACATCATTTTCATTTTTGTAATAACCAACTGTATCAATAATATTTACATTTGGTATATCGATATCTAAATCATTGACAATATAATGATCCATATCATTCTTAAAAAAAGATGGTATTGATCCAGTATTGTATATTGCTATTCTTTTAGTACCACAAAATTTTTTAATAGATCCATAAATTTTATTACATATTCCTGAAATAATTGTTGTTTTACCACACGAGCCATTACCAATAAATAAAATATTTACTTCATCAATATCAGCCATTTTAATATTTATGTTTTAATTTTTAATGTTTGCGGTAAAATATAAATTTTATAAAGCAATCAATTTTTAATTCCAAAATAATAGTCTATTTGACTTGTATTTACATAAAACATTCAAAAGCATTCGGGAACTTTCGTAAAATTCACGAAATAACACTAGGAAATCTAGGATTTTTTTGAATAACATTCGTGATGACTACGAAAACCTCCGAAATCCTTTGACATTTTATGTCTGGTTCCTAGGCGATTGTTAAGACTACCCGGGTATCAGGAGTCCAAAAAAGAACTGGGTAATTATCTATTAAACACATAGAGTAAATTGAAATCTTCAATGACCAGAATATAAAAGTGAAAAATTTTAAGATGTTCTAGTTGTAATCAATCTAGAATAATACTTTTTGAAAACTTTCCAGTGTACAAAAGTAAAAATTTTAGAATGTTCTAGTTGTAATCAATCTAGAATAATACTTTTTAAAAACTTTCTAGTGTACAAAAGTAAAAATTTTAGAATGTTCTAGTTGTAATTAATCTAGAATGATATATTTTTAAAACTTTCTAGTGTACAAAAGTAAAAATTTTAGAATGTTCTAGTTGTAATTGAATCTAGAATAATATTTTTTAAAACTTTCTAGTGTACAAAAGTAAAAATTTTAGAATGTTCTAGTTGTAATTAATCTAGAATAATACTTTTTGAAAACTTTCTAGTGTACAAAAGTAAAAATTTTAGAATGTTCTAGTTGTAATTAATCTAGAATAATACTTTTTGAAAACTTTCTAGTGTACAAAAGTAAAAAATTTAGATTGTTCTAGTTGTAATTGAATCTAGAATAATACTTTTTAAAAACTTTCTAGTGTACAAAAGTAAAAATTTTAGAGTTTTCTAGTTGTAATTAATCTAGAATAATACTTTTTAAAAACTTTCTAGTATACAAAAGTAAAAATTTTAGAATGTTCTAGTTGTAATTGAATCTAGAATAATACTTTTTAAAAACTTTCTAGTGTACAAAAGTAAAAAATTTAGATTGTTCTAGTTGTAATAGTAACTAGAATAATACTTTTTGAAAACTTTCTAGTGTACAAAAGTAAAAATTTTAAGATGTTCTAGTTGTAATTGAATCTAGAATAATATATTTTAAAAACTTTCTAGTATACAAAAGTAAAAATTTTAGAATGTTCTAGTTGTAATTAATCTAGAATAATATATTTTAAAAACTTTCAAGATAAACAAAGTAAAAATTTTAAGATGTTCTAGTTGTAATTGATCTAGAATAATACTTTTTAAAACTTTCCAGTGAATAAAAGTAAAAATTTTAGAATGTTCTAGTTGTAATTGAATCTAGAATAATACTTTTTGAAAACTTTCTAGTGTACAAAAGTAAAAATTTTAGAATGTTCTAGTTGTAATTGAATCTAGAATAATACTTTTTAAAAACTTTCTAGTGTACAAAAGTAAAAAATTTAGAGTTTTCTAGTTGTAATTGAATCTAGAATAATATATTTTTAAAACTTTCTAGTGTACAAAAGTAAAAATTTTAAGATGTTCTAGTTGTAATCAATCTAGAACAATATATTTTAAAAACTTTCTAGTGTACAAAAGTAAAAATTTTAGAGTTTTCTAGTTGTAATCAATCTAGAATAATACTTTTTGAAAACTTTCTAGTGTACAAAAGTAAAAATTTTAGAGTTTTCTAGTTGTAATCAATCTAGAATAATACTTTTTGAAAACTTTCTAGTGTACAAAAGTAAAAATTTTAGAGTTTTCTAGTTGTAATTAATCTAGAATAATATATTTTAAAAACTTTCTAGTGTACAAAAGTAAAAAATTTAGATTGTTCTAGTTGTAATAGTAACTAGAATAATACTTTTTAAAAACTTTCTAGTGTACAAAAGTAAAAATTTTAGAGTTTTCTAGTTGTAATTAATCTAGAATAATACTTTTTGAAAACTTTCTAGTGTACAAAAGTAAAAATTTTAAGATGTTCTAGTTGTAATTGAATCTAGAATAATACTTTTTAAAAACTTTCTAGTGTACAAAAGTAAAAATTTTAGAGTTTTCTAGTTGTAATTAATCTAGAATAATATATTTTAAAAACTTTCAAGATAAACAAAGTAAAAATTTTAAGATGTTCTAGTTGTAATTGATCTAGAATAATACTTTTTAAAACTTTCCAGTGAATAAAAGTAAAAATTTTAGAATGTTCTAGTTGTAATTAATCTAGAATAATACTTTTTGAAAACTTTCTAGTGTGCAAAAGTAAAAATTTTAGATTGTTCTAGTTGTAATAGTAACTAGAATAATACTTTTTAAAAACTTTCAAGGGAAAAAACAAATAAGTTAAAAAAAATTATTCTAGATGTTTGAAACATCTAAAATTTATTAATTAATCAATTTAATTCGATTACTTCATTGTCGGAAACATAATAACTTCCCTGATATCCGACTGATTGGTCATAAACATAACTAGACGATCAATACCGATGCCAAGACCACCACAAGGAGGTAGTCCAATTTCGAGAGCCTTAATGTAGTTAGTATCAATTACACCTTGAGCCTCAGTGTCACCCGCCAACTTTTGAGCCATTTGATCCTCAAAGTTCTTCAATTGAATCCTGGGATCGTTTAGTTCCGAGAAACCATTTGCAATCTCCATTCCAGCAACAAACAACTCAAACCTCTCAGTCAATCCAGGACGATGCTTATCTGGCTTTGCCAATGGACTCATAATAACTGGATGCCCGCAAATAAATGTAGGATCTTGACACAAAGGCTCAATGAACTTTCCAATGATCTTATCAAAGAACTTCGCACTTGTTTGAGCAGCCGGCATTGGAACATCATTGTCAACACAAAATTGCTTCAAATCATCAGTCAGACTTGGTGAATCAATCTTCGGAAAATCAGGAAACTTTTCAGTCAAAAATGTCATAATGTCAATACGTCGATAAGGTCCATCCCAGTTAATAACCTTATCTTGATATGGAACCTCTCTTTGTCCATGAAAATGATATGCCAATTTTGGTAGCATTGTTTCAATTAACATCATCATTGTTTCATGATTAGCATCAGCTTGGTAAAGTTCCAAACTAGTAAATTCAGGATTGTGAGTACTATCAATACCCTCATTCCTAAACACACGTCCTAGCTCAAAAACCTTCTCAAATCCACCTACAACAGCCATCTTGAGAGGAAGTTCGGTCGCAATTCGTAAATACATGCCAGTATTGAGGTCATTGTGATGAGTTACGAAAGGAGTAGCACTGGCACCTCCAGCAATCATGTTCAACACTGGAGTTTCCAGTTCAAGGAAGTTCCAGTTAATTAGACTAAATCGTAGAAAAGCAATCAGCTGACTACGAATCATTAAAGTCCTATAAACTTCATCATTGATAACCAGATCAAGATAACGCTCCCTGAATCGCTTTTCCTTATCAGAAAATCCAAAGAAAGCCGATAGCTCCTCAGCATTTATAGTCTTTTCCCCAGTCTTTTGACTAAACTTCTTAGGAATCTGCTGCAAACAAGGAGTTAGAATTTGAATCTTAGTAGCACGAATACTCAGTTCTCCTTGCTTAGTCTTATAGGGATAACCTTCAAGACCAATAATGTCACCACGAGAAATTGTAGAACATAGCTTCTTAAATTCTTGTTGATCGTAATATTCTTGATCCCAAACCATCACTTGAAGCTTTTGATCTCCACGAACGAGATCAATGAAAATAATATGCTTTCCAGCAGGTCTTTGAGTATGAGTACGACCCCAGATACTGTAGTAAACTGTCTTGTTTTCTTGATTCGGTTCAAGATTAGAATACTTAATAATAAAATCCTCGATAGAAATTCGTTGATGCTCTGATACAAAAGCCCCTGGATAACTATCATCCGTTAGCTTGCTCACTTGTAATTGATAATGCTTGTTGCCTTCAGGCTTGTTGCCTTCAGCGATTTCTTGATGACGCTTCTTTTCTTCAGGAGTTGCCATTTTATAAATTGTTATAAATCAATTATTAGATTCAAAGTAATTCAATTTTCTCAATAACAAAATTATATTAAATCAGCCAAAACGGTTAGTATTTTCTATTTATATTATATGAGCGAATATACATTTCCATTTAATACTTGCGAAAAACCAAACAAAAACGGCATCGCGCAACCATATTCAGCCTTAGTTAATCTAATAAATTGTATAATTATATCATATTTTTTACTTAACACCAAAAGCACACATACATTTATATTATTACTTTCAATATTATGTTTCGAATTATTTCATGTATTTTCTCATACTATACACATTAATGGTTCAATTCAAATAAATATTACACATATGTTATCATATGCGATGAATCTCGCATTTTTCTATGCGTTTTATTGTTACACTAATATATTTCCAAGTAATGAGTTTATTTTTTATTTGGTGGTATTAGTGGGTCTAGATGTATATTCAATGTTAAATTTAACTATAATTTATTATCTTCTGAGTCAATCAATCATTTTTATTTCACTATTACTATATTACTATCCTTTATTACCCAAATTTATTCAACTAAGTATATATAAAATTATATTTTTTATAGGAGTAATTATATTATTGTTCCAAAATGAAAAATATAATTGTGAAAAAATGTTAAAAATATATCCTAATTTTCCATATCACACTTTTATAGAATTTGTTGGAATCATATTATTTTATATCATTAGTAGCAATTTTTACAAACTATAAAAATGAAGTAAAACACATAAATGAAAATAATTGGGTAAATCGAAAGTTCCCTAATCAATATACTTTTTAAGAACTTTCTAGTGTTTATCTAGTGTTTATCTAGTGTTTATCTAGTGTTTATCTAGTGTACATATATAAAAATAAAAAATATTTAATGATGTAAAATGTGTTAAATAAGAAGTCTAGATGTTTTAATTTAGGCTTTCATATCAATGTAAATGAATATTAATAAACTAATGTTGTGTTTAATCATTTTGAAAATTCTTTTATAGAGTGGTAACAAATTAAAGTACACAGTATCTTCTCTAGATCCTTTAAGACATCCTTTAGATGGAAAAACTATACAAGGCAATTGAACAGCTTGGTTACTTTCTAAAAAGTTTAAAGTATGTTTTGAACCCAAACTAAACATATAATTAGCTTGATCTTCTAGACATTTTTCAGTACATTTATATATATTACCACCACTATATGTATAATATTTCAATGGACTATCATCAATTTTGAAAGTTCTAAATGAAGATTTAAGTTGTGCCCATCTGATAATTTCACCTGGATCGGCATAATTTTCATTCATTCTCTGATCAAAATGATTAAAACTACCTTCTTCCATGTAAAATAAATGTGTATTAAACTTTTGAACAAGTTTCTGAAAAATCCAATTAAAAGTCAAGTAAGTTATAAAAGAACCTGGAATATCATCATTACAATAGATTTTTTTAGGATGATTTTCATTAATCAAAAGTGTTGATTTGGTTTTATGATATTTTGTGAAATTTTTAAGATCAGTAGTATCAAAAAGAGACTCCGGAAATTCTTCACTTAATTTTAATTCTTCAATTACTTTCGACGAATCCATAATAAATGTCAAACTCGCATTCGGATAATCAAATTGATTATACAACACATCAAGCACTTTCAAAGCCCTTTCTTTCTGATTATTATTAGAACACAAAACATTCCTAAATGTAAAGAAATACACATGATTTAATGAATGAAATTGCATATTTTGTATATATGGAACCATTGTACTTACGATGCAATCATTAATTCTATACTGATAAAAATCAATAGTATACTTAACAAATATTAGAGACGGTGATAACCAATATAATTTCCATATAACTAAAGCCATTTTATGATATAATTCTAATAATTCTTCCCTTTTAAATTTATAAAATTTCTTTTCGTGCAAATCAGTGAGATTCCTATGAAAATTTTTATTTTTATTCCAATACTTATTCATATAAATATTCCAATAAAGACGTAATAGTTTAATATTGGATTTTCTAGGAACTGATCTTAAATGATCTAGTATAATTAAACATACTAAGCGTATAATATCTACTATAAAAGTTTTGAGAACCATTATTACTTTTTAAAACTCTAAAATTCTAAAAATCAAATTCAATTTTATTTTTATTAAATATTTACTCAAAATAGATGAAGAATAAAAGCTTCAAGTTGTATTTAATTTTTGAAAATATTGAAAAGATCACATTTTTATGTTTGGTTGGAAAGTTGCAAGGTAATACAATAATTGGGAAAGGTGCATATTTTTGTAATGAATCATTATAATATATTTTGGGAGCCGGAGCACAACATAAATAATAACCGCAATTATCTACACAATGTTCAATATGCATATATGAATCTCTACAATATACATTACTATTAGATCCTTGTTCAAGTGGGAAGTATTTTTTTTCACTATAATTTTCAAAAGCAACAAACTTATTTTTTAATTGCCCCCATCTTTCAACTATTTTCAAGTTTCTTTTACTAGAACTAGAACTAGAATCAATCTTCGCTTTCTCAAATCTTTCCATAATATTTTTATCCAAATAAAATACATTATTCTTAAATTTTACAAGGAGTTTTCTAAAAACCCAATCAAATGTACTATTCGAAATAAATGGATTCGGAATACATCCAAGATAAATCCTAATTGGAGTTCCCTTAGAAATATTCTTTTGACGTGTATACCAGGATTTGAACATCACTAGATCAATCGTATCAAAACACTTATCGGATATATCATATGATAATGATTGTAATTTTTCAAGTGTTACAACATCAGTAATAGCAACCACAGTTGAATTTGGGTAATCAAAATTATTAAATATATTATCAATGACATTCAATGACCTTTCTATTGAATTTTTACTCACACAACTAATCCGTCTCATCGTAAAGAAACACACATGATTTAAACAATCAAATCTAATATAGTGTAAATATGGTATAGAACCTTTATCAAACTTAATATTTTCTATTTCGTAACTTATAAATTGCGCTCGAGGCTCAATCTTTGAAACATTTTTAATAATTACCACTATATTATGATAAATTTCTAAAATATCTAGTTTATTATCTATATAAACATTCCAATAATCACGTAAAAGGTTAATAGTACTTTTTCTAGGGACCAATCTAATATGATCCCATAAAACTAAATATAATAAATAAATAATATCTCCAATGAAGACAAAAACTTTCCAGTTCATTTTGAATTAAATCGCAACATATGTAAAATAAAATTATAAATCAATTTTTTTATATGCAAAACTTTTAATTTTAACCTAGAATAGATTCATTTTTTTCATTAAATTATAAAAGATAATTCCTTGACATTTAGCATCAACTAGAGGTGTATGATCACTTATTAATCCTTCAGAACACTCTTTCCATAACGCACTTTCTTGATCTTTAGTCAAATGATTAAATTTAGCCCAATATGTCCACAAACTGGAAGTACATGTAGCCTTATAACCTAATTTAATAAATTCATATTGAGGATATACCATAAGCATATCTTGATAATAAACATTAAGCCATTGCCAATCATAAGCAGCTGGGAATCCAATCCATTCAAGTTGATATCCATGAAAGCTTACTAATTTTGTAAGTTCAGTTGCTAGATCAATAAAGGCTTTTATGGGATCTTCTCTGTTAGTATTAACAAATTTCCAAGCTTTTTGATTTTTTGACCAAAAGTTAATCATACATTCTGGATCAGATGCTTTGCCAGGTCTAGGATAAAAATTTCGTTGCCATGTAAATACTTCAGTTTTATCTTTTGTAAAACCATAAATACCTAGAGACAACATATTGTTGTGAGAGGGATCTGGACCATCAGCCTCCACATCAAATGATAAATATAAAGTTTCTTTTTCAACAGCCATATAAATTTGTATTATTATTGATCAATACATAACTGTTCAATTTTTTATTTAGACAATACCATCACTTTCAAAAATTGAATTTATAAAGAGCTATCTACACAATGTAAATAAAATAATAATCACACATGGAACTACAATATTATATTGATTATTTTGGATATTCAGTGACAGATATATTGTTAGTTAATTTTCTAGAAAAACACTATGAAAATTGTAAATTTATAAAAAATACAATAATGTATAAAGAAACATCTATCGAACCACTTGTAAGATGGAAATTCGATGTTAATGCTACTCATTTTTCCTATAAGGAATTATTAAATTATGAGTTAAAAAAAGAATATTGTGAAAAATATATTATAATTAATATTGGTGTAGAATATGTATATCTTAACAGTATTGAAAATGGAATTTATAGACACCGCATGATTATAATTATTAATAATGATGATAAGACTATAAAATATTATAATTCAAACCAAAAAGGTGAAGAAACTGAACCATGGATTTATGATAGAATAATTAATAATTTTACTGATATAATTTCAGATACAAAATATGCAAAATATAGCCAATCAAACTTTGAGCTTATTAAATATTCTCAACAGTTTTATAATCTAGAAATATATTTTGATAATCAATATGTTAAAAATATTATAAGTAAAGGCTTGTGTTCAATTATTGCATATTATCAAATTTATCATATAATAAATAATACACAAAATGTTGATGTAAGTGAATTTGAAGTATTACAATTTATTTTAACAATTTTTATAGAAGTTTTTACGCCATGGTGTTACGAATTAGACAAACAATTTTTCTGGGATGAAGATAAATTTTATTTATTAAATTATACAGAAAAAGACAAAGATTTAATTGAACCACAATTATTATCAATAATTAACCACACCGATTTTAATATTTACATCACAAGTAAAGATAAAGAAATTGATTGGTGTGTTGATGTAATTGTCAAATGTAATTATGATAATTTATTTCACAAGATATTTCCATTATTACTCAAAGGAAAACAATCTAGATTAATTTTTAAGATAATATGGTATTCATTTAGATATAATAGACTTACTATTGTAAAATATATATGTGATAATTATAATTTACATGATATTCTAGGGGAAGATAAATTATTCTATATTAATTCATTAATTACTTCAGAAGAGTATTACTTACCAAAATTTGTATATATGAATACATTTTATAAATGTTTTAATGAATTAGAAAAAATAGCAAATAAATATCTGAATATTGTTGATATTGAAAATCTTATTGTAAATTTAGACAAGAATAAAGAAAAAATTGATTGTCATTGATTTTTTCAACAAAAATCATTATCAAGATTTAAAAAACATGTCAGAAAAAGCAATCAACCTAAAAATTAATCAGTACTTCAACGATGAAACTGAACCAAATAAAGTATATCTTGTATTAGGCAAAGATATTTGTAGATTGTATACGAAAGAAGATAATCCTGTAGCTTTTTATGTAGTTAATTTAATAGTACAAGATTTTACTACAGGGGTATGCACAACTAAAACATATGATCCAGATCATGAACTTCTTTTAGCAGAATTTAATAGTACATATTATACTTTAAAAAAAGATATTCCACCTAGATGTCATGGTGATAAGTTATATTTAATATTATATGATAAATACATGAAATCACGCATGGATTTATATGTTGATGATCCTATACTGATACACCAAATTAAAAATATTGATTATGTTCATAATAAGTTTATAAATGTCAAAGTTGATACAGTTTCGGTTGATAAATTATATCGTGAAACTAATGGAATTCTTAATTTTGGGTTTAGACCAATTAAAATAGAAAAAATAACTGATATTTCAACAGTCAATTATAATCATTTATACTGTTAATTAGTTAATGTATTAATCTATATCAATTAAGAAACCTCCCCATCCAAATATAATTCTAAATAAATATAATAAAAAGAACATAATTATGATGGTTAATATAGTTTGTATTAAAAATTTTAGAAACAATTTATCTCGAATATGTTCTTTTAATCTATTATTTTCGTAATCTATTGTAATGTAATATTCTATTAATTCGTAAATGTAATAGGTCACACCAGTTGTTAAAGCACTTAATAAAACTTGTAAATTTATTGCACTATTTATATTTTTTTTATTAACAACATAAAAAGGTTTTAAACTGTCCGACATCTTCTTTTATATTTATTATTAATAATATAAGAGAAAGATTATAAAATTGATCCCTATTTTAGTAAAATAAACATTTTCACATGTCAAGTAATAAATTTATCACTATAAAATTACCTAAAGATTTACTAGATAAATTATGTGTATTAATTAAAGAATTAGAAAAAGAAGATCCTAGTTTTAAAGGTGTTTCAAGAGAATATTTACATATGACTCTAGTTTTCTTCGGTGAAAAACTAAATCATCTTAAAAAACCTCAAAAAGATCAGATTCAAAAATATTTAGATGATCTAAATGCTAAATTACCAGAAATGACATACAAATCTCCTAAATTAATTAGATTCCCCCCAACAAAATTAAATTTATATGCGATTGAATATACTACTAAAAATAATCCATTATATCAGCAAATTAAGACCGATTTGAAAGCATATTTAGATGGTGAAGTGTATGATGTATGGCAACCTCATATAACTCTAGGAAAGACTAGAGATTTAGAATTTAAATTAAATAAAAAAGTGGATCATTTAGAATTTAAGTCATCGAAAGTTGATATAGTAGGTATAAAATTGAACTAAATATTTTAATAATGTTTTTCTATTAATTTAATTTAAATTAAGAATGTCAACTTTAGAAGAAGTTAATAATGGTACATGGTTTAACAGAGATATGGTCAAAGAAGAGAGTGTAATACTAAACAAAGCTCTTTTGACAGACACACAACTTGAATATTTATTACAAAAATGGGATGAAATAGTAAAAATTGATAATGTAATTGATAATCGTATTGTGGGTAATATTGATATACCACCTGATTTTATAAAAGATTGGTGTATGAAATTGGAACAATATATATTAATAAATAAAATTTATCCAGTTGGAGGGATCAAGAAATATAAATATGGTGGTATTAAGGAGCATTCAGATGCTCTTTATTATGATTCAGAATTAGATATTAATTCAACATATACTTTATTGATTTATTTGAGTGATGATGAAGGAGGTGAAACAGCTATTAAAAGAAAAAAATATCGCGTCATTGATGATGATGCAAATATGAAACATGAAAGAATTTATGTTAAACCTAGAAAAGGTTATTGCGTTTTATTTAATTCCAAACTAAAACATTTTGCTAATGATTCATATGATGGTAAACTAATACTACATACTAGAATTTATTAGTATAGTATAGCCCAATTACTTAAAAAATACTCTTCTATTTTTATCATGTGCATATAATGCAGCATAAAGTTTATCAAAATAAGATTTTTCATTACTAATAATTCCCTTTTTAACCAGTTTTGCTTCCATTATTGATAATCTAAGTACATTTTTTGGAGCAATTTCAAGTACTTCTTTGCTTAGTTCTTGACATATTTTATTATTTTTATCAGCTAAAGGTCTATTTTCGGGTTTAAAATATTTACCAGAAGAATATATTTCATTACTTTTATCTAATTCGCGTAATTTTTCAAGAACATTTTGTACTTTTTCACTTTTATCTTTATCGCTACAATTTTCAAGTTGAGCTCGAAGTGAACCATAAACTATTCTAGAATGTGAATGTTCATAATGTAAAAATCCTCGGAGACTGTTTGCTAAAACATATCTCCAGTTATTCAACGATACGCATGTCATTTTATTGTAAATTCGAATTTACAATAACACTCACAATAAATTCAATTTTTTTTTATAAGGGTCCTTAGTAAGTTTTTCTAGATTTTTTGAATGGATAATTAGACTGATCCTGATCATCTAGTTTTCTTTTTTTGTTACTGTTACTATTACCAATATTAATATTATTAATTAGGTTACGACTATTTGTGTACCATGATTGTAATAAATTCATTATCATATGAGCCATTTTTGCTGATCAAATAAAAATAATATATAAATCAATTTTTATTTTTCTTTTATTAAGTAAAGTGATCTCAAAATGAGTCAAACAAAATCAACTAGAGTTTCCCCAAAAGAATTAAATCAATGGATTGCAAAAGAATTTAATAGTCATTTTCATGAAATTAATTCCGATTGGACAAATAATTTTTATTATGTTTCAACGAGTAATAATAAAAATGTAGAAGATTACATTAAAAGCAAATATGCGAGTTGCAAATTGGAAAATAAAATATCTTTTACAATCTAAAAATAAAATATGAGTTTTAGATCTCAATTAATTCATAAAATTCGTACATATTATAGAGAAACCCCAACAGCTATTAAATGTCTAGGATATTTAGAAAATAAATATCCGTTTGTTAAACCAACAATTGATCACACCGCATATCGCTTTGTGAACTTCAAGGATTGTGATAGATTCGTCAAAAATGCTGATTCAAAATATGTTTTGGGGGGACATTTAGTTTTTCCTCTAAAAGCTACAGATAAATTTCCAAAACAAGCTAATTGGTATCATCACCCTTTTTACTCAAGAATGTTTGTAAGTTTCTTAGATATTATGGAAAAAGATGAAGTTACTCTAAAAAAACAATTTAATACAAGACCCCTTAATACAACCTCCCTCAATGTTAACATTAAAGACATTCCAGATCCGATTACTGTTCCAATTCCAAACTTAGAAACATATAATATTTTAGCGAGTCAAGATCAATATTTAGCTTGGGCATTAACCTGGGGAGAAAGTATTAATCATTTGGCGTTTGATTTGAGTGCATATCCAGATCCGTTTGAGCAAATTATTAAGGAAATGGCACATGATTTGTGTTTAGAAATGAATACGAATATACACAATCAAGGTGATCCAACTATTATGGTGAGCAATGATTTATTATTAAAACAAGCTTCAACTAAATCTGATCTAGTAAATGGTATTCCTAAAGCTTATATTGAATTTATATGTAGATTAAAGGATCCTTTGACGGGTAAACCGCGTGATGGGTTTGATACTTTTAGTGCGAATGGGATATTTGAGTCAACAAATTATAATTTTCAAGCTGTTTCTTGAGTTATTACATCATTAAATTTTACACCGTTAAATTTTACACCATTAAAGATTGTGTTCATTATTTTAGCCCATTTTCCGGGATCATTCTGACCACTGGGAGGTGATTGGAAATATTCCCAAACAAAAGAACCTCCTATTTGTTTATATTTTTCAGATAATATCATTAAAGTTTGACATACTTGATCGAAATCTTGATCAAATATCATTCCCATAACAACTTTATTTTCAGGATATCCATTAGTAATACAATCTATGTAATCTTGTGGCATAAAAGAACCATAAAATTGTCCATTAAAATAATCAATATATTGTCCTTCTGGTGATGTATAGAGGTCTTTATAACTGAAACCACCCATTCCAGGTTGATCTGAACTTAAGGAACATGGTAAAGGCGCCATTGCAATTATAAATTGCGGGAAATCTGTTTTTAATCTTTTAATTAACATTCTGACATTAGTTAGCAATACATCTTCTTCTATATCAAGATCAATACCAGTTATTTCTGGATGTTTTTGTAATGTATTTTTAAGAAGATCATAATAAATTTCAAAATTATCAAACAAAGCACTGAAACCACCACCAGCACCTCCTATCATTAATATGATTTGTATTCCCAAATTATTTGCATTCTTAATATCAATCCAGACTGGATCAAATACTTTATCTTCGGGATCATTATCATTCAAATGTATGTATGGAGTTCCATCAGAATTATTTCCAAAATGAATGGAAGATAAATGAATGTGAGTTGTTTCTGGATATTGATGCAAAATAGAATTCAATCCTGTAAATGTTTGATAGTAATATATAATACGTTTATTTTGTATAGACATTTATAATATAAATTTATAATATTTAAAATATTTAATAAAATTGAATCATTTAATTTTCTATTACATGTAAAATTCTAAATATAAATGACAACGTCCAATAATGCTCCAATTAGAATTAGAAATTTACTTGATATTATTACAGAATTTGATGAAAATCAAACTAAATTAGAAACAAAATTAAAAGATATTATTGAAAAATATGAAGAGGTTAAATCAGAATTTAATTATTCAGAACAATATAAAATTATTATAGAAAAACATAAAACTGTTATGGATAGAAGTATCGAATCATTAAATAAAGTTTTACTTGAAATTCAGAAAATTAAAGATGAAAACGTAGCCGCCGATTTAGCTCCAGAAATTCCCAAAATGGATGCTTTAAACAATTTATGTACAGATTTGATTACAAGAATTAAGGATAGTGTTATGAATTTAGCTGTAATAAATTAAAAAACGGTTTTGAGTGTTATAGTGTGATGTAAAAATTGATTATTGTTAAGAAATATTGTAATTTATTAATATTCTGTCAAATGGCATCAAGAATCAAAGAATTAATTGGGATTGATCCTCATAACAATTCGCGTTCTATTAAAGTTAAATACACACATGCACCAAATGAAGATGATGATGAATATGATATGCAAAGGCGTTTGTATGTAAAGTCTGTTGAGAACAATGTGAAAGTGTTTGAAATTATGAGTCGCGTATCAGAAAGTACGTTCGCATTGATTAATAGTTTATTCGAAAAGTTTTAAAATAACACTTGTTAGACATTTTGGATGAAAATCTTATGATATAAAATTGAATTTGTTTGACCGGTTTATTAAATATTACAAACATGAGTGATTTTGAAAATATGGATCATGCGCTGAGGGCAAATGATCAAGCAATTTCAGATCTAGATACTCTAAGCAAGACTATCAAGGATCTGTCTAATTCATCATCTGCAGCGCATAACCTTTATCATCGGTGCGTTCAGATGAGTGCAATCATAAATTCCGGGATCAATAACCTGGGAGATCCAAATGTGCTACCAAATACACATGAAATCAACCAATACAAAAATGGACAATCTAGTGTTAATCTAGATTTATGTACAAATGTATATAAGAGTAGCATTCTACACCTTATTAAGAGATTGCAAGGTGTTGAGGATAAGTTAAATGAGTTCAAAAAGTCGAAAGTTTTTGAAGGCATGTTGCAAAGTATTGATGAACTAGTGAACCTAACTCAAACCATCATTAAGCAATCAAATACCGAATTGGCTAGTTTAACACCTTGAAGATTTAAAATATGAATAAAATATCAATAAAGATTATTAAATTTTTTTTAGATTTTTTGGTATAGAACTCATCATAAAATTGAACATAGTAAATTACATATATATATAATATGTCTTCTGGACAAAAACAGACGACCGAATTTCCCGTTTTGGGAGGCAACATGAGTGCTCAAGGAAACATGAGTGCTCAAGGAAACATGAGTGCTCAAGGCATCAGCACTGACAGACCATCAAGGAATGAGCCTGGTCGTGGACCACAGTGCTACAGCTGTCAGCTGTACGTGAGCGGCTCATCCCTTGATCAATCTTCAAGAGACAAACCCTTGTGCGCTTTTTGCCGCAATGGCAAAGCACAACAAGCCGCAGCACAACCAGTTGTACGGCCACCAGCGGCAAGACCAGCAGCAGCGCAACCAGCTCCGGTACAACCAACAGCGGCAAGACCAGCACAACCGGCCGCGGCACAACAGAATGTGCAAGAAGCATTGTGCATGTCATGTGGGAAGGTGCCTGTTGTCGTGGCTCTGGCTCCGAATGGCATTCCGATCTGTGACTCTTGTGCCGCGGCTGATTCGAGAGAGCGGTCGAGAATGCGAGAGGAACGCGAACGACAACAAAAACGTCAATCACACGGCCTTTGCGTGTCTTGCGATGAAGTTCGCGATCTTGTGCCTGGTGTTGATATTTCGATTTGCATTGAATGTCAAACTGGGCATCATCAGAAGATGACGGAACTCACCCAGACACCGCTTCTACAGCGAGTTCACGAAGCTCGGCAACTCTCCAAGTGCATCACTTGCAATATCAATGAAACGGATGATTCACTTCGTGTGTGTCTGGTGTGTCGTCAAAAGTCACACGCGGCATCGATGCAAATCAGGCTGCTGAGAATAAACTAAACTGAAGACACTTTCAAGAATGTGTGATTTCTTGAATTTTACCCCGGTGTTTTTAAACACCAACCTTTTTTTATATAAAAAATTGAATTAGTTAATAAATTGTTACCGGATTATCTAAAGAATTTAATAGAATGAGTACAAATACAAACAATGCAAATGTTAAACGATTCAAAGTTGTTTTCCTAGGTGAAACAGAAACTGGTAAAACTATGATGATTAAAAAAATTATGAATATGAATATGGATCCAAGAAATTATAATTATATACCCACTTTGGGAGTAGATGTCCATATTTGTTCAATTAGTACTACCGTCGGAGATTTTGTTTTAGATCTATGGGATACAGCAGGATTAAATTCAAAACATTGTGGTTTAGCGGAGGGATATTATTCTCATGGTGATATAGGTATTTTATTTGTTAAAGATTATAAATCTTCATCAATGAGCACTGAAGAATTAATGTGGTATAAAATAAATCCGGGAAAACCTTTAATACGTGTTTGTCTAAAATACGGAAATGATCTTGCTATTGATTTTATAAATATTTTTGTAAATGATACTTACACAACACATTTGTACATGAGGAGATTTATTTTAAACCGTATTTTGCAGGGACTACTTCATATTCATAATTGCAATGTGGAAGTTCTATCCATTTTATAATTATTGTACAGTGTATAAAATTGAATATGTGTATAAATTATGAATAACTTAATCAAGTAGTAAAAATGAAATTTGGATTATTTAATTGTTTCCGTTCAAGTAAGAAAGATAGATCAATTAAAACACAGAATAGATCTGTTGTTGATGTAGATTTAGATTTAGGGGTGATAGATGATTTATCGGATGAAACTAATGAAAAAAACAATAAAATTAAATTTGCGGCAAATGATTTATCTCATGAAATTTTAGATAAAAATGTATCAGTCGATTTTTTTAATCTGGATAATAAAAAATATTCAGCAAAATGTGTAAAGTGTTATGATGGTGATACTATCCATTTAATTTTCAAATATCCAGATAATGAAACTGGTAAATTATGGAAATGGAGATGCCGCATAAGTGGTATAGATACTCCAGAAATAAAATCACTAAATACACAAGAAAAAGAATTAGCCACAACCGCAAGAGATTGTTTAACATCCCTAATCCTCAATAAAAATGTTATCGCACATGCACATGGATTCGATAAATATGGACGATTACTAGTAGATGTATACGTCAATGTTGATGGATCACAAATTAATGTCAGCGAATACTTAATTAATAAAGGATATGCACGACCTTATTTTGGAGGAACTAAGTCTGATTGGTCTATATAAATATTTTTAATTGGGTTTTAATTAGGTTTAAGGGGTTTTAATGATGATATAAAATTATCAGCAAATTTATATATTTTTGTGAGACAATTTTTATCTTTATCTGGTATATTTCGAATAGAAGTATTATATTCTATTGCTTTTTCAATAAATAATTTATTGTTGATGTCATCTGCATTTAATTTTGATCTGTAAAGTTTTTCTAATGCAATTACTAAACTGTTTTCTCCATAAGAGTGCGTGATTTTAATAAAATTACTCAAAAATAAATTTTGAACTAGAAAAGTATCTAATATAGTTTTTTTATCCTGTATTATACCTTTGAGTACTGCATCCTTGCGATTTTGGGGAATATTTTTATTTTCATATTCTTTTATAATACATTCACAATTATTAATATCTTTTAATGAATACATACCGAAAAATATAAATTTCAACATGAATCTAATGTGTTTTCCTCTTTCGCTACATTTATATTTTGAAAGTTTAGTTCTATAATTGGATGCAATTTCTTGAATAGATTTAGCAATATCTTTGTTTTTAATACGACCCATTAAAGTTTCACTAACTGATAATGGTGTTCCATTATTTATTAAATTAAATAAATTGACTTCCCTTTCATAAGATTGATTTTTATATATTTTTGTAGTTATTACAAAATTATTAAAGAATTCTCTCTCTTTGTCAGACATACATATAGTATAATTATTATGTCCGTCATCCTCATTTATATTTGGGATTTTATCATAATATATATATTTACCATTATCTTTATATCCAAAGATATTGTCAACAAATTGTATTATCGCTGAAATTCTTTGTTTTCCGTCGATACAGTTATAATCATTATTAACTTTATTAAAAACAATGATTGATGGTAATTCGATACCATTTTTAATCATATCGATGATACTTTTAATAAACTCCATTTTATCTTCGTTTATCCAGACCAATCCTCTTTGATAATTGGTATCAATATTAATATTTCTAAGCTTAGTAAAATGATTTACTAACATTCTAATAGTAAATTTAATATCTTCCATCTAAAAATAATTTAATTACAAAAATATCAAAAATCTATTTAATTCAATTTTTTTATTCTGGATGTGGGAGGATGTATTTATGATTTATGCTTTTTTGTTTTGTGTTTTTTAAGAGTGTTCTTTTTGTTTTTATGTTTTCTAGTGAGTTTTGCTTTAACTTTACTTTTTCCTCTAGTTTTTTTATTATTCCCCCCTTGTTGTTTTATTATATCTTCATTTTTTTTTATTAATTCATTTAACGATTCTCCTTTTAGTTCTAATTGTTCAAATGATTTCTTTATAAGATTTTCTTTTGTGGACTCAATATGTTTTTTATATCTTTCTGACTCAGCGGAATAATCTTCCGCATATTCCGTACTAGAATATACATCATCATCTTCATAATTCAAACCACCTTCTTTATACTCTTCTTCTTCATTTTCATCTAAATCAGATGACAACAATGGGTCAAAAAAATTATGACACACTGACATCTCTATTTTTTTTCTTTCGTCTTCATTTTTTTTTTCCAATTTATTTTTTCGTATACTTTTTTTTTCATCATTATAACGATTTTGATGATTATAATTATAACTACGAATAAAATACTTTTGAAAGCATGAATCAAAATAATATCCAATTTTATACTCAATATCACGCTTAATATCTGTTATCTGTTTACTACTAAAACATGAAATTTGATCACCACTAGCCCCGGTATTTCCAAATTCATTGTCCTTAATAGTAAATCGAACATTAAACTTTGGAATAAGCATGGGTGATCCTCCATTAAACATATTAATATATAGGTCGTCAAGTATATAATACCTAAAATTTGTAAGAAAGTTTTCAATTCGTTGACCTCCTGTGTTAGTAGTATTTCCGTCTATAAGGATTACATATGTATTAAAAATGCCTACTTTTTTTAAAAATTCTATAAAATATTCATATGGCCAATTCTCTGCACGAGAGTAACAAAATAATAAACAATATTTTTCGTTTGGTTCATCTAAACAGGTATCTATTACCTCTTTTGGTATCACACTATCAAGTAACTTAATGTCATTTACAAATGGTTTATATAATTTATGGTTTATAAATTGATTATTATCTTTAATATCAACCGGTATACACCTAAATGTTTTATCAGTTAACTTATCTTTTGTCATGTTGTGATTTAATATACCTGTAATATACCCAAATCCACATCCTATATCTAATATACGTGTTATGTTATGATTGTTTATGAATTCAATAATACGTGTATGAATTGCTGGTGTTATGAAAGTATGATTTACACTATTAATAAACTTAAGGGACAAATCATCATAAGTTTCACTTTTTTCGTTTAGTTTTATAAAACTATTTTGATAAATGTTTATACATAAACTATCCATTGTAGTATCAGGATTTTGTAGCAATTTATGAACAGATTCATGTAATTCAAGCTCTTCTTTTTGAAATTTATCTGAAAAAGCCATTATCTATATTTTATCTATAATTATAGATATTATTTTAGCCGAATTGAAATGTATTGCTTGTTAAAAATTGACTTTATTTCAATATTTTATTTAATATCATGAGTTCTACTAAACGCTTGCAGGAAGGTGTCATTACCATTACACCGGATGATATTTTAGCTATCGGAAATTCTCCACATTGGAATCAACTCGTTGAGTTGTTTCGTATTTATCCTAGGGTTCGTTTAATGCGTCGAAACGCAATGTACGCAATTAATTCTCTCAATGATTTTTACATCAAGATGAATTATCACTTAATCTCCACCATTCCGGAACTTGTCCGGAATGTAAAGGAGTTATCTGTCTATCACGAAGAGATCTGGAAGAAATTCCAATCTCCTCAAACAGAAACAGACACTGGAATGACATATGTAGATGTCATCAACATGACTATTGCATACGTGTTGTCTGGTACACCTCTCAATTCACAAGTGATTGAAAAACTCCTTGGGACTGAAAAAAGTGCACAATACATGCGCCTGGTACGTATTTTTGCTTATCACAACAAGTCAGTGATGAAAAGCTTTAACTATTTTCAATCAGAGCTTGGAAAATCATTAAAATATTCAGTGCCGGATGCACTTGAGAAATCTTTTCCGGACTACCTGTCTGATCCAACAATTGTAGAGTGTTTACTCCATGTTCCTGATGAAATTGTTCAAACTGTGATTGATATTTCAACAATGTGTGACATTCAAAAGTATATCACTGACCCAAACCCAGTTGAACTAGAACGTGAATTGGAAAACATATTGGATACATTAAAATCTAAAACGAGTGAGGTATGCGAACGCATGTCAATCTTACTAACAGATATGCGCACGATATTTGATCAATGTGATGCCAAGATGAAGACAATGAAAGCAACTTTTACACGCATTAGTATACATTTGAATCGGTTTATTGGATCGATTGTCGTTAAAAAGATTTTGTCATCTGAATTACCAATCGAAATCGATACTAAAAAATTGCGTTGGTTCAATGTCGCATGTTGGTTAGAGAGTTTGCTCTACAAGTATATGAAGGTCGGTCACATTTCTGATTCAATACAACTCATCCTCAAGGTGGTCAACTACCACGTCATGATCGAGTTTGGAAAACGCTAAGACTAATAAAACATTAACACATATTAACATATTCACTAATATAATTAACTAAATAACTTTTTTATTTAATCATATCCAATATCTAGAACACCTTAAAATTTTTACGTTTATACACTGGAAAGTTTTTAAAAAATATTATTCTAGATTCAATTACAACTAGAACACTCTAAAATTTTTACTTTTATACACTGGAAAGTTTTTAAAAAGTATTATTCCAGTTACTATTACAACTAGAACACTCTAAAATTTTTACTTTTATACACTGGAAAGTTTTTAAAAAGTATTATTCTAGATTAGATTACAACTAGAACACTCTAAAATTTTTACTTTTATACACTGGAAAGTTTTTAAAAAGTATTATTCCAGTTACTATTACAACTAGAACACTCTAAAATTTTTACTTTTATACACTGGAAAGTTTTTAAAAAGTATTATTCCAGTTACTATTACAACTAGAACACTCTAAAATTTTTACTTTTATACACTGGAAAGTTTTTAAAAAGTATTATTCTAGATTAGATTACAACTAGAACGCCTTATAATTTTTACTTTTATACACTGGAAAGTTTTTAAAAAGTATTATTCCAGTTACTATTACATCTAGAACACCTTAAAATTTTTACTTTTACACACTAGAAAGTTTTTAAAAAGTATTATTATAGATTAGATTACAACTAGAACACCTTGAAACAATTCCAAAAAAATATACTGGTTCCGAAGATTTTCTATTTACTCAATAGCTTTAGGGATGTAATTTACTAATGTTTTTTTCATCAATGATACCCCAAAGACACAACACCCCCTAAGAACCGGACATAAACTGTCAAAGGATTTCGGAGGCTTTCGTAATTACAACGAATGTTAATTTGGTAATTCTAGATTTTCAAGAATTATATGGTAAAAATATCGTGAATACCACGAAAACTTCCGAATGCTCTTGAATGTGTATGTAAACACATCTAGAATAACTCCAAAAAATATACTGGTACTAAAGATTTTGATTTACTCAATAGCTTTAGGGATGTAATTTACTAATGTTTTTTTTCATCAATGATACCCCAAAGACACAACACCCCCCCTAAGAACCGGACATAAACTGTCAAAGGATTTCGGAGGCTTTCGTAATCACCACGAATGTTGATTTGGTAATTCTAGATTTTCCAGAATTATATTGTAAAAATATCGTGAATATTACGAAAACTTCCGAATGCTCTTGAATGTGTATGTAAACACATCTAGAATAACTCCAAAAAATATACTTGAAAGTGTCATAAAAGTATATTTCGGAAACAATAAAATTGAAATTGTAAAAAAATATGTGACTTCTATAAAATTATGTACAAATTTAATATTAAAAATAGATTCAAATATACTGTAGATTCAAATAATGAGTATCATAGTTTTAATGATCAACCAGCTATAGAATATTTTGACAGTACTAAAATATGGATGAAACACGGTGTTATAGATAGATGTCAATATTTAGGTCCTGCATTTTATTCTAATACTAAAATGGAATATTATAATAATGGTAAATTGCATTGTGATTTTGGTCCGGCTGTAATTGAAATAAAAAATAATGAAAACTTAAATACTATTTATTTTGTTAATGGAATTTATAAAAAAAAAATATCAAAATATAATTGCGGGGCTAACATTTTAGAATTATTTGATGAAAATTATGATATAAATTATGAAGTAGAGGATGAAAATTATGATGAAAATTATGATTGTTGTCATCTAATAGATGGTGATTTTGATACTGTCACAATTTATAAAAAAAATAATCAACTACATAGAATAGATGGACCTGCTTTTGACATTACTACTATGGATCATGAATCACCTTATTTTTACAAAAATAAACAAATAGATATGTCAAAAATAACAATATTTAATGATGAAAATATTACTGTTGTTTATGGTGTAAATTATAATAATATAGTAAATATATTTAGAATCCCCAATAAAGTATTATATATTGATCGATCTGGACCATCACCAACTATACATCACCAGGCGGACCTAGAATTAATGAAAAAAGATAGATTATCAAATCCAGGGCCATTGAAGTATTTACATTATGAAACTCAATTTGCAAAAGAAATAAATGAAAATACTCCTATTTATTCTAAAACATCAAATTTATATAAATTGCTCAAAGATCGCATTGAAATATTCGAGAAATATATTTTGGGACTTTCGCAACAGCAAATTTGCGATCAAAATACATGGACAACATCAAATATAACTCATAACATTGATTTGCGTTACTTAGATAATTACACTGGTCCATTATACACAATATATACTTGTGGCGATGATATAATATATAATATATTTACATGGGTTAATAATGGAGTTAAAGAAAATATAGATAAAAATAAAATTAGTATTTATGAAAATGAAGACTATATATGGATTTGCGGTATAAATTTAAAGGAGTGTGGTTGCAAATCAATCTTATCGCCATATTGTGCTATCCAAATAAAAATAGAGAATAAAAAACTGTACGATTATTTTATATCAGATGGTTATTGCTATATGTCTCAAGATGATCAAATAATATTTGATAACATTGGGATACATATTTGTGATTTATCATATGAAGATATGATTAATCCAGATAAATTGGCATCCATACTATATGATAAATCATAAATTATATTCTAGATTCAATTACAACTAGAACACCTTAAAATTTTTACTTTTATACACTGGAAAGTTTTTAAAAAATATTATTCCAGTTACTATTACAACTAGAACACTCTAAAATTTTTACTTTTATACACTAGAAAGTTTTAAAAAAGTATTATTCCAGTTACTATTACAACTAGAACACTCTAAAATTTTTACTTTTATACACTGGAAAGTTTTTAAAAAGTATTATTCCAGTTACTATTACAACTAGAACACCTTATAATTTTTGCTTTTATGCGCTTGAAAGTTTTTAAAAAGTATTATTCCAGTTACTATTACAACTAGAACAATCTAAAATTTTTACTTTTATACACTGGAAAGTTTTTAAAAAATATTATTCCAGTTACTATTACAACTAGAACACCTTAATATTTTTACTTTTATACACTGGAAAGTTTTTAAAAAGTATTATTCCAGTTACTATTACAACTAGAACACTCTAAAATTTTTACTTTTATACACTGGAAAGTTTTTAAAAATTATTATTCTAGATTCTATTACAACTAGAACACCTTATAATTTTTGCTTTTATGCGCTTGAAAGTTTTTAAAAAGTATTATTCCAGTTACTATTACAACTAGAACAATCTAAAATTTTTACTTTTATACACTGGAAAGTTTTTAAAAATTATTATTCCAGTTACTATTACATCTAGAACACCTTAAAATTTTTACTTTTATGCGCTTGAAAGTTTTTAAAAAGTATTATTCCAGTTACTATTACAACTAGAACAATCTAAAATTTTTACTTTTATACACTGGAAAGTTTTTAAAAAATATTATTCCAGTTACTATTACATCTAGAACACCTTAATATTTTTACTTTTATACACTGGAAAGTTTTTAAAAATTATTATTCTAGATTAGATTACAACTAGAACACTCTAAAATTTTTACTTTTATACACTGGAAAGTTTTTAAAAAGTATTATTCTAGATTGATTACAACTAGAACAATCCAAAATTTTTACTTTTATACACTAGAAAGTTTTTAAAAAGTATTATTCCAGTTACTATTACAACTAGAACACCTTGAAACAATTCCAAAAAAATATACTGGTTCCAAAGATTTTCTATTTACTCAATAGCTTTAGTGATGTAATTTACTAATGTTTTTTTCATCAATGATACCCCAAAGACACAACACCCCCTAAGAACCGGACATAAACTGTCAAAGGATTTCGGAGGCTTTCGTAATCACCACGAATGTTAATTTGGTAATTCTAGATTTTCAAGAATTATATTGTAAAAATATCGTGAATATTACGAAAACTTCCGAATGCTCTTGAATGTGTATGTAAACACATCTAGAATAACTCAAAAAAATATACTGGTACTAAAGATTTTGATTTACTCAATAGCTTTAGGGATGTAATTTACTAATGTTTTTTTCATCAATGATACCCCAAAGACACAACGCCCCCTAAGGACCGGACATAAACTGTCAAAGGATTTCGGAGGCTTTCGTAATTACAACGAATGTTAATTTGGTAATTCTAGATTTTCAAGAATTATATTGTAAAAATATCGTGAATATTACGAAAACTTCCGAATGCTCTTGAATGTGTATGTAAACACATCTAGAATAACTCAAAAAAATATACTGGTTCCAAAGATTTTCTATTTACTCAATAGCTTTAGTGATGTAATTTACTAATGTTTTTTTCATCAATGATACCCCAAAGACACAACACCCTCTAAGGACCGGACATAAACTGTCAAAGAATTTCGGAGGCTTTCGTAATTACAACGAATGTTAATTTGGTAATTCTAGATTTTCCAGAATTATATTGTAAAAATATCGTGAATATTACGAAAACTTCCGAATGCTCTTGAATGTGTATGTAAACATATCTAGAATAACTCTAAAATTTTTACTTGAAAGTGTCATAAAAGTATATCTAGAAAACAATAAAATTGAAATTATTAATAATTTTATGTGATTGTTACAAAATTATGTACAAATTTAATCTAAAACATGAATTTAAATTTTCGGTTGATTCAGATGGGGAATATCATAGTTTTAATGATCAACCAGCTATAGAATATTTTAATGGAACTAAAATATGGATGAAACATGGTATTATGGACAGATGTCAATATTTAGGGCCGGCATTTCAATCTAATATTAAGATGGAGTATTATACTAATGATAAATTGCATTGCGATTTTGGCCCAGCAGTAATTAATATTTTGGATTGTAATAACGTGCAAATAATTCATTATGTTAATGGGGTTTATAAAAATATGAAGTACTCATCATTCTCAGATCCAAAAGGTCAATCAAATAGTTTACAGTTGATATTGAATAAATATTATGATGATGAAGATGATGAAGATGATGATGAAAATGAAGATAATGAAGATAATTCAGCCATTTATTATAAATATTACTTTATCGATGATTCTTTATCTAAAGTTAAAATTTATAAAAAGAATAATCAATTTCATAGAATCGATGGACCAGCATTTGATACTAGTCAGCCATCACCAAACAAATCTAGCTATCACTATGATTATAGAATCAAATTTGAAGATGGTAACTCAATTTATTTTTACGAAGGAAAAAAAATAAACATGTCAAATATATCAATATTTAATGATAAAAATAATATAGTGATTTACGGTATAAATTATAAAGATATATTTTCAAATTTAGAATATTACGATACAAATATGAACTTATATGAATTATCAACTAAACACAACCGTGTTTTATATATTGATAGATCTAATTTACACCTAGTAATCACTAATATACATCATGAAGAAAATGTTGAAACAATGAAGATAATAATTTATGAAACTATTAAGCTTTTCAGCACTCGCATTTTTTGCAATGATGAAGAATTACAATTTTCTAAAACTGTAATTCCTAAACTTAAATTATTGATACATGAAATTGAAGAATTTGAAAAATATATTTTGAGTTTGACACTGGATGAAATATGCAATCCAAATACATGGAATACACACATTTTTATATCAAAATTTGAAAAATTCAAAAAACATAATTTATTACCACATACTGGAAACTGTGATAAAGATATTGAAAATATAAAAAAAGAAAACCAAGATAATAAAGTTGAACTTGTGCAAGAATCTGAAACAAATAAGTGTCACGAAAATATAGCTTCAATGCATAAACAAACTGAGCAAAATCATATTGATAATAAAGTAATCAATAATACACCGGTAGAACGTCCAAAATCAAGATATGTTGGTAGAAAGAAGTATACACTTTGATTGTGATCCCTTAACACACCCATTTAACATCTAATTATAATTAACCCAATAACATAAAATTGAAAACAAAAATATTTTTTTATTAAAAATTTAGATTAATTTTGTAACAATGAATAAAATATCAGATTTACAGCGTAAGGAAATTAATATTGCTATTGTTGGTCCTGTATCTGCTGGAAAATCAACATTAATGAACACTTTATTTACCAATCAGTATTCAGACATGAAGATTAAAAGAACAACAATGACCCCTCAAGTTTATTTTGAGGTTAATGAAGAACTAAATATGACAACATTATCACATAAAATTAAGGAACAAAATAGGGAAATAAATCAAAACCTAATTCAAAAAAGTGAAAACAACGAAACTATATTATACTGTGATATCGCTGAATCTAAGTATTTTATTCCTAGAGTCCATAAATTAATTGAAATGCCACCAGATGTATATTTAACAATTTATGATATTCCAGGCTTAAATGATTCCAAAACCAAAAATATTTATTTTCAATATATGAGTAATAATTTTTACAAATTTGATTTAATAATTTTCGTTATTGACATTAATTCCGCTCTAAATACTTCAGATGAAATAGACATTTTACGTAATATTATAGAAAATTCTAAAAATAATTTTGATAATTATGATACAGAAAATAAAGTTATTATTCTAGCCAACAAATGTGATAATCTAATACTAGACAAAGATGGTACCCTCCTAATGGAAGAAGAATACCAAGAAATGTTCAACCAAATTAAAACTATTGTTAATACTGAAGTAAATAAAGTATTTCCACAATTACAATATAGTATTTTACCAATTTCATGTGAAGATTCATATATTTATAGAATGTATGATCGAGACCCTGATATGGATCTAGATTTGAGATATGTTAATAAATTTGGATATGATCAATGTGGTAGAGCAACATGGAATAAGTTATCTGAAGATGTTAGAAAATCTAAAATAAAGAAGTTAATGTCTGAAATAGATATTGATGAAGTATTAAAGTTATCTGGATTTCTAGATTTTAAAAATGTTTTAAACGAATATTTGAACACTGATTCACAAATTAAATATCTAGTGAATCATGTTTATTATGTAATGTCAAGATTAAAAGGATATGATAAATTAGATATTAGCGATGATATTGATAAATTTAGAGTTTTAAAATCAAAAATAGAGGAAATTTATAATATATATACATTTTCTAAACGTATCAATACAACTATTTTACAAGATTTGAAGAAATTCCTTTTTAATACTGAAATTTCAAATAATAATATAGATGAATATCAATATATTTCAGATATTCAAGAATGGTTGGATATGCATGATGTACAATCAAAATATGATGAAGGTGGGATAGTAGCATTTTATAATAAATATTTGAATGATTATTTATGTAAGCATTTTAAAAATGTGATAGATATTGAAATATCAAATATTAACGAAAATACAATAGAACAAATTTACAAAATAAAGAACAATATTGATATAGTTGTAAAATATTTCACAGATTTAATAATTGGTAAATACATTTTATCTAGAGTTAATCGTGCCATTAACCAATATTATATTGAAAACATTGAAGATGAAAATACGAGTATTAAAACTGGCATCAAATATTTATATGATCTAGCTTGCAATAATTTCGAAATAAAATATGGACTAATATCAAGTCTTTTATGTAGAGATGGTATAACAAATGTAAATGCCAAACAAATCGTTGATTACTTAAACACATTAAAAAGTCATAAATTAATCAAGAAGACAGAACTAATTAACCTTTCCAAACAAATATTATTATCAATTTATGAACATATCTTAAACGGTAATGTCATCGGATATATTAGTGATGATGCTATTTCTAAATATGTATATCTAGCCGATAATTACTGGAGCAATTGGGATGTTAAAGAAGTCCTAATAGATGATCAAATATATCAGAACATTTTAGATATTAAATTTTTAGCTAAACAAATGATGATCAAACGTATATTACATAATGTATGTGATCAACATAATTATAATCCTGGAGAAATAGGTAATTATATGTGTAATAACCCATTAGTGTTAGAAGAGTATTTAACGAAAGTAATTTTTGATGGGGATATTGAAACCGCAGATACATTTGAAATTGATGAAACTGATTCTAGTTTTTTGAGTGATTCTTCTTCTTCTGATGATGATCTTGATGATCTTGATGATCTTAATGATCTTAATGATGTTAATGATGTTTTCGACGAAAAATTAGAAAAAGTTTATAAACGTGTTTCTAAGTGTGTTTCAAAGAGTTTGCCGAAATCTGTTAAGAGAGATGTATGGAAACATTATGTTGGTGAATCTATAGGTATGTGCAAATGTTTTTGTTGTAAAAAGAAGGACATTAATGCTTTTGAGTTTCATGTTGGTCATGTAGAATCAAAAAAGAATGGTGGTAGTAATGAGATTGTTAATTTAAGACCCATTTGTGCATTATGTAATTCATCTATGAACACTAAAAATATGAGAATTTTTATGGAGGAAAATTGTTATGGAACATTAGAATAATCTTATTTAAGAACACTTAATATATATATTTTATGTTAATTACAATGACTAAAAAAGAGAAAATCTCTCATGCATTAAAAGTAGAAGTATGGAATACGTATATAGGTGCTGAAAAAGGTATTGGAATGTGCTATTGTTGTCAAAAAAAAATAGACTCCAAGCATTTCGAATGTGGTCACATAATATCTGAGAAGGATAATGGGATAGCTAACTTAAACAATCTAAGACCCGTATGTGACTTATGTAATAAATCAATGGGTACCAAGAATATGAATGATTTTAGAGATAATTTACTAAATTCAAGCGGAAAATGGTATGAGAAAAATATAGATATGGGTCTAAAATTACCAAATAGAATAAATAAAGATATTAATAATGCCAATGCCAATGTTAATGTTAAGTGGTATGAAAGAGAATTTATAGTTTAATTTCGTTGTAGTAATCGGTTAAAAATAAGTAACAATTAGTTTCAGTTGCTTTATCCAACGAAGTTTTACTAACATTTTTTATTTTTGTAAGGTTATTTTTATAATATTCATTAATCCGTTCCAGTTCATTAATGAGATATTCTTTCGTAATATTAGTTTTATTGAGATCAGTAAGATATTTGTATAATTTATCAGTGGTATTATCTCGATTAAAGTTGGGTTTTCTAGGATTTGGACTAGTACTTAAGTTTTTAGGATATTTATTGATTAAATATTTAACGACTTCATCAACGATATTTTTTTGTACTAATATTTTTGTATTATCATCAAAATATAATTCGGGAACTGGATTGGCCATATTTAATTTGATAAATTTATCTTTTATTTTTTCATCATCTTTATCGATTTTATAAATATTAATTAAAACCGGATAAGATTGTGTCAATTCTTTAAGTGCTTGAAGACGATGATTGCCATCATAACAATAATACTTATAATCATTATTTATCATAATTTCATATATATATATAACACCATCAACTATACCAGTTTCTTCAATATAATTTTTAATTTCATTAACTCTATTGGGTTCACATGGACGATTATATATCCAATTATCCACATGTATTAAATTTTTACTATCAACTAAATAAATTCCTTGATTTTGATTGTAAATAATGACTTTCATATTAAGATTGTTAATATCTGTATATTATTATAGGAAAAACATTAAGTTAATTGATAATGTAAAAAATTGAACGCATGTGTATTTAATTATTTTTGTATTATTTAAAAGAAATGTTAGTTAAAAGTGTTATAACGTGTGTATTTTTAATTACGTCAGTCTATTGTCAAAGTAATCGTGTGAAATTTCACGATATTCCTCCTCAAACTTTTAGAGCAGGACACCTAACTAATGGAAGACGTTCAACACCTATTCAACAGATTACATGTATATCTGGATATGGTAAACCAGATTGTTCTAAAGGACCTACTGAAATTAGATGTGAAATAATATCAAAAATTGGCTTAAGTGACGCACAGTTCAAGTGTATTGCTATATTACCATCTGGATATAAAATGAGTAATTATGTAGTTTCATGTGAAGGATATGATTATCCAGATGATCCGTATATTTTAGAGGGTTCATGTGGTGTAGAATATACACTAGAATTATCAAAAGAAAATGAGAAAATACCTTCAAAAATTATTATTGAGGAAAAAACAGAAACAACCACCACACACCATAATATCCCCACAACCAATAATATACCCCCTCATATCACAGTTACAAATTATGATCAAAATCAAGCAGAAGCAGAGGTGGCTATGATTATATTCTGTGGTATTCTTGCGACTATTGCTGGAATACTGATTTTCGCTTTATGTGTAGATTGTTGTCAAAAACTTACTAGTACTAATACTCGCACTAGTACTACAAGTACAACCGTCAACAACACCCATACACATCATCATGTGAACGACACCAGTGCAAGTAATCTTCGACAACGTCACACTACAACTACAAGCTCATCAATACCATCCGGTCCCACATATGTACAACAACCACAATTACATAGAACTCAACCAACATATTATGCACCATCACAACCTACTTACGTACCACCACCGCCAATTTATGTACCACCACAACCAACTTATGTATCATCATATACATCTACAACACCTATATATGTACCTGTACCGGTTAATAATCGACCAGTTGTGATTAATACGGTAACACCGGCGCCAACTCATGATGTAGTTGAGAAACAAACGACTACTAAAACTACTATCATTAATTATGAACAACCTTCTGATGTTCCCAATTCTAACACTGAAGGGAGTCTTAGAATAGTAGAAGGCACAGCAAGTACTAGAAAACGATAAAAAAATAAAAAAATATATTAATAATTAATTCTAAATTAATTTTATTTTTTATTATTGATTTACACCTATAAATTTATACTTTTTCAGTATCTTTAGAAGTATCTTTACCAATAATATCCCATGATGCCAAATCCGAATCATCATAGTTATAATCATAATCATTATCGTTATCGACTCCAGGAGTACTAGGCGTACTAGTTGATGATATTTTTTCAATAATATCCCCAACCAAATCATCAAAGTCGGTATCTAATTCCTTATTTAAATCAAGTTGGTCCGTAGACTTTTCAGTTTCTGTAGCAACTTCAGATGTCGCAACTGGAACTTGAACAGCAGGTTGTTCTGTAGCAACTTCCGGTGTTACAACTGGAACAGGAACAGTAGGTTGTTCTGGAACAACTTCAGGTGTCGCAACTGGAACTGGAACTGTAGGTTGTTCTGAAGCAACTTCAGGTGTTACAACTGGACCAGTAGGTTGCTCAGGTTGTCCAAAGGGATTCATTGATTTATTTTGAGGAACAGTAGATTGTTTTTCAGCAACTGAAGGTTGTCCAAAGGGATTCATTGATTTATTTTGAGGAGCAGGCGTGTTATAGTTATTTTCCATGTGAAAAGGAAGCATAAACATATTCGTGAGTAATGACTGAACTTGAGTATCAAATGAATTTGAACTAGCTTGTGTCGTAGGTTGGTTTCCAGAATTTTGGGATGTACTTGACTCATTAGGGATTCCTAAGACAGCCTTCATCATGTTTCCCATAAGATTTTCCATAGAATCCGGTTTAACTTCAGTAGTAGGTTGCTTGGGTGCAACTGGTGTAGGATTAACAGGAGTTGTAGATTCCATTGGTACTCCAAGAGCAGCCTTCATAATGTTCACAAAAAATGTATCCATAGCTCCAGGACCACTCTGATTAGTAGGTTGAGTAGGTGCCACCGGAGTAGCCGAAGTAGTTCTCACAGGTGCAACTGGTACTGATTCTACTGGAGCAACTGATACTGGTTCAACTGGTACTGGTTCACGTTCAACTGGTGTAGTAGGTGTATCAAGTACAATTAGGGGAGTTGAATCTGTAATTGTTACATGGTCTTGGAGAGGATTTAGGTTTAGCTTGTTTAGTACATTTTGAAGTTGTGATTCAAGATAATTAATGCGTTGGTTTGATGAGTTCAATTGATATTCTAGATAAGCAATTCGTTGATTTGAATCATTTAGGTTTTTGAGGTTTGTTTCGCATTGTGTGGTTAGCTTTTGTGATAGTTTTGAAATAGTATTGTTAAGAGCAACAATACACTTCGCTGTATCCTTATTTTGATCAAACATCTCAGTTGCTACTTCTTTAAGTGAATTATCATATCTGTTCTTAAGATTATAATAATCAGTAATTCGAGCCTTATCAACTGATTCGATAAATGCCCATAATCTTTCTAAATTTTTTTCAATAACATCAAAATGTCTATCTACATATGATGTAGATGGAAAGGATTGCAATGAGTATGAAGTAAACATGTATATTGTTTTACTATAATATATTATTTATGTTTAATTCAATTTTTTTAATATTACTTTGGATCTGTTTTTAGAAATATAGAATAATTTAGAAATATTTAGAAATATTTTTTAGCATATTTTAGGGGTATGTGTATATAAAAATTGAATTTGTTAAAACATATAATATAGATATTGTCAAAAAGATGACAATTAATAAGGACCCTATGGTTACGGGGGCTATTATTAAATGATATGATATCATTTGGTATGCCATTAAATCCGAAGAAAGCTTTGAGATCTAGATCTCAGCTTGCGGTTTCTTCTTGCTTTTGGTAAGAAGAAACTAGGTCATCTTAGATAAATCTGTCCAGATAGAGTGGATTGGGTGTTGTATAGTTTGACGGGGGAAACCTTTGATAATAGTACAGCATTTATAAAACTCGGCACACGGTGACGCGTGTGTTGTGGACTGGTTGGAAATCTTTTCCGGCTATGACAATGTCGTTTGAAGACGATGAAAAAGAGCTCTGGTGTGTTTTTCGAGCACACTAACCAATTGTTTAATCTTGTGTGTTTCGCACACAACTCATTTTAACTTAAACAATTAACAACTCTATCATCACTTGCTTTTACAAGCAAAATCTTCTTTCGATATGTGCCGTTTGCCGAAGGGCTGTGGGATGCGCGCGAGCATCTCTGGAGTTTTAAATGCATAATGCAGATACCGCAGTGAAAGTGCGCAAGCATTCTTCATGGTATTAACTCGAAATCGAAACCGTTTGCCGAAGGGCTGTGAGGTGCGCGCGAGCATCTCAAAATCCGTTTGCCGAAGGGCAGTGAGATGCGCGCGAGCATCTTAAAATCAATTTTTTTTATTTAAAAATTGAATTTGACAATCAAAATATAACATATTCAGTCACAATACTAATATGGGTAAAAAAAAGAATGGAAAAAGATCTACAAAAACTAGAGGCTGTCAACCAGGAATTATTGAAAAACCTACGATTGTAATAAAAAACCCACCACTTATGGTAAAACAACATTCTAAACTTAATCAATCTAAAGTGGATCAACAACCAATTAACATCACTGAAACTTCTATATTAAATAACATTAACAAAATGTTAAATGAGTTAATATCAACTCCAGGTGAAAAAAAAGATCAACCATCGGAAGATTCTTTATGTGTAGTAGGTACTGATATATTAAATCGTATTAATGTTATTTTACAAGCATCAACTGATAAATATAATAACGATAAAAAAGATGCAATGATTAAAACAGAATTGACAACCAAACATATTAATCCAGTATTACAAAAACTCAGCATTTTAACTGATTACAGTGAAAAATATATAACCACTTTTGAACTAAATCAGCTACATAATAGTGGTGATAAAACATTCATCAAAATTATCTTCAATCCAAAAAATAAAAAAATAAATACAAACCGTGACAGCCGCGGTAGTAGAGGTGTACAGAATATTTATGCTGTATGGACATGTGATTCTGTAACAGTTTTTGGAGTTAATTATAATATTTCAACTAAATTTACCCTGGAACAACAAGATGAACTAGTTGAACACTTGACAATTCAATTAAAGGCATTTTCAAGTTGATATAAAAAATTCAAGATTTCTTCCCTTTACTCAACGATTTACATTGATTCATCTCTAATAATTTTTGATATTCATCCCAAGTTAATACATTTGGATCAATTAATTCAAATTCTTTTTTTTGCAATTTGGTAACACCACTTTTAGAACATATCTTTTGAACTTTTATCTTAGTTAATTTTTTATTATTAATATCCAAAAACCCTTTATCAACAATTTGCTGATAAGTTAAACTTCCCTTTAATTTAATAACTTGAACTATAACATCTCTTGAAATTTCTCTATTCCCTTGATGTTTTGTATAATCAATTTCAGGTGGCGGATTAATTAGTTCTTTCTTTTTATTAACTTTTTCCAAATAAGTTTTATAATCCATAAAAGTAATCCCATTAAACTCTGTTTCGTCGAGTTTATATGAAGATTTTGCACAACATATTGAACGCACTATATTTTCTGTAATGTTGGATCCATCTTTTTTTTTATATTTTTTGGCAATTTCTTCAAAACTAAGCGAAGAATGTTTGTCATTAATTATATGAAGAATTGTATTGATATGTACTGTTCTAGTTGAGTTATCTACAACTTCTTGAACAACATCCGTTTTTTTACTGTCTTCAGAATATTCTTTTATTGTTGAAACCTTTCTGGGTAATTTATTGATTAAAGCGGTATATTCATCATATGTATATTTGGATTGCCCCTCAAAATGTTTAGATGTTAAATCATATGGCGAACGTTGATAACAAATGCATTTAATAATATCGAGAGTAAGTGGATCACCATCAATTTTATAAAATTGTTCAGCTAGTTTGGCATAAGTAATTTTATTATCTTTTATTTTTAACTTGAGAATATCAAATATAGTATCTAGAGAGACATATAGTTTAATAGTTGATTCAGTTTCTTTATTTTTATTCATCCCATTATTTTCACCTGAAAAATATTTTGTTTGAATATCTTTATGAGCATTATAGTTGAGAATTTTAATATATTCTTCATATGTCATATCAGTTCTACCTATAAAATCAGATTCTTTCATTTTGTGTGCTTGAACATTTGGGGAACATATACAACTAACAGTTGGCATAGTTAATTGTTCACCTTCTTCATTTTTAAACATTCTAGCAATTTCCTCATATTTTAATTTACCTTTTAGTTTTAGAATTTGAATTTTGGTATCAGTTGACACTTTTCCTTTTTTGGTTGATGATAAGTCTTTTACTTGTTTTTCTTGTTTATCCTTTCTAGATTGAGTTTCATCAATAATTTGTTTTTTGAATTTATCATACATTTCTTTAAAATCTGGATGTTGTTCTAAATCTTTCAAAAAAGTTGTTTCAATATCTTTTCTTAATTCACCACTTTCAATTGTAGACACATTATCATCACTAATTTTTATAATATCACTCACAACACTTTTGTTAATTGTACCAAGTTCATTTTTAAGTTTATTGACGATAACAATATCAAGTTCATTATAAAATTGACGATTTTCTTGAAGTTTTAGATGTTTTTTAATCATAGTTTCACATCTTTGAAATATTAATTGAACATGCATGTCTTCATCTATAGTATCATCTAAATTAATCCATTGAGGTTTGTTTATCCAAGTCAATTTAATTTTTTCTTTCTTTGATTTTTTAATTATTTGGATTAATTTTTCATCTAAAGAATTATATTGTGAAGATGTTGAGTAAAATTCATTTATGTTATTTGCTTTTCGATATGATAGATAAGACCCTCTATTGTTATTTGCTTTTGTATAACCGAACTCACGTGGAATATTATCAACAGTCAAATTAGTCATATCGGATTCTGGAAATTTTTTTTCAATATTGGGATCATAATTATTTCTTTTGTAATATGAATCATTTATATTTATATGTTTGATATCAGACAATTCAATATTACATAATTTTTTAATCAAATCAATATGATGTTTTTTCAAATCTTCAATATTATAGAATGATATTTCATCAATATAAAATACAACAAAATCAATATCTGATTGAATAATTGCGTTATATCTCAATTCAATAGCATCTGCTAATTTTTTTTGCATTGATAAACTTGCTGTTCTAGTTGCATGTTTGAAAAATCTAAAATAATCTGATTCGACGACAAAGTGGTCCTGATTGTTTGATCCATTAACATATCTTATATATTGAGGAAGAATAATTTCTACATTGAAATCACGTAATTTAATAGGTTTTCGTATTTTTCTTGATTGATTATGTGATTGTTCTGTTTGAGAGCATATTCTTAAATTTTCTAGTCTATTATCATCACGACATTTATTTTTATGATCTACTGTATATTTTCTATTAAATTTATAAACATTTTTTAAATAACGATGTAAATATAAAGTGACCATATTTTTAAATTTCTTTATTTTTTGTTCTCCTTTAATTTTTTGAAATTTCATTTTATCATAAGGTATAAAACAATATATATAATTATTTTTACCTTTTATCCATCTTGGAACAAAGTCCCATTTAAATTCTTCATCTACAACATGAGCAATTTTACTCAATGACTCTTTACTAATTTTATAGTTATCAAATCCATCCCCTGTGGTGACTAGGTAATACGGTTCTGATCCTTCTTCAACTATTAATTTATAATTGAGAGCTGTTTGTCGGTTTAAGTTTTCTTCTAGAGGGTTAAAGTTTTCTTCTAAAGTGTTCAAGTTTTCTTCTAAAGTGTTCAAGTTTTCTTCTAGAGGGTTCAAGTTTTCTTCTAAAGTGTTCAAGTTTTCTTCTGTTTTTAAGTCTTTTGACATTGATTAATTAAGGTTAATGATTTATTTTTCTAATGATCAATCGATGCATTTTTTAATGTATAATTCAATTTTATTTGAATAATATATAACCTGTAAAATATAAAAAATTAATTATTTATGAATGTAAAAATCCATAAAAATAAAACAGCGCATAAATTGCTTGACTTAATTGCTGTAAGCTAAACCGCCCATTCCCGACATAATTCTTAAAACATTGTAATTTACTGCGTAGACTCTAACCTTTGCAGCGCGAGAGCCCTTAACGGTATTAGAGGTCAATGTGAGGTGTAGGGTGGCGTTATCAATTCTGGAGAAGTTGCATGTACCACTTGGTTGGTGTTCTTCGGGTTTGAGGGCAAACGAGTAAACGTTAATACCAGTGGCTGGGACGTTTTCGTGGTGTTGGTATGGTTGTACTAAGTTGAAGTAACGGCCTTCACGTTCAGCCATTCTGTCGTGTCCGTTTAATTGGAGTTTGGCAGTGCTGACTGGGTTTTGACCTTTGTCGAAGACACGGAGACCAGCTCTCCAGGCAGTGCTAGAGGTTCCAGCGTTCAATAAATCACCAAAGTTTAATCCGTCAATACCAGTGGTATTGGAAATACCAGCGTTAGACGATTGAGAACCATCACCGGAGTTGGCTAAGTTCATTAAGTTTTGGAGACCACTTGGAGACGATGGGTTTTCACGGGCTCCACCAGTTAAGGGGAGAGAGTAGGGGAAGTTGCCAACTAAGGCAGCAGCACTACCCATACCACCACCAAGAGGATCTTGGGGAGTACCAGAGAAGTAGGTTTCATCAATGCGATCAGTGTAGTTGAACCATTGAGGACCACCGACGGCGTCAGTAGCGGTTCTGTTAGTGTTGGAGTCAGGTTGAACAACCCAAACTAATTCTTTAACTGGGTGGTTAAAGTTCAATTTGATCTTGTTGCTTGCCGATGTAACAGATTCGTCACCAGTGAATTGAAGTTGTTCAATCAAATATTCGTGAGAAACTTGAGCGAAACGACGACGTTCATCAGTGTCGAGGTAAATGTAATCAACCCATAAAGAAGCCGAGACTAAACTTGGGTTAGTAACAGTACCGTTCTTCCAGATACAATCCAAAACATCACGGAATTCAAGGTGGATCTTGACTTCGTGGTATTGGAGAGCAATCAATGGTAGAGCCAAACCAGGGTTACGGCAGAACCAGAATTGAAGAGGAATGAACAAAGTTGTTTGTGGGATGCAAGCAGTGCTATCACAGGCATCAGCCGATGATGGGCTACCAGCGTTACCCGAAATGACTTGAGTCAAACGAGGAACGTTACCAACCATGTTGGCGTAACCAGCTTGGTGACCAGGGGTTTGGGTCAATTCGTTCCAGATGTGGAGCCAATCACCGTAGTGTTTGTCGATCTTTTGACCACCAATTTCAACTTCAACGTTCTTGATGAGAACGTGACCGAGCCAGTTCAACCAACGGAACGAAGCAGTCGAAGCTGTAGTGTGAACTTGGGGTAAAGTAACTTGAAGATAAACACGGTGGATTAAATCACCATTACGAGATACAGTAGCCGTGACTTTCTTACCGAAATCAGCAGCACCACTGAATGTTTGTTCAATGGATTCCATCGAGAAATTAGTATGACGACGGTAGACAACCTTGAAAAAGGTAATTTGGGCATTACCAGTTAAGTAAATGTCCTGTGCGCCATAAGCGACCAATTGCATTAAACCTCCAGACATATTATGTTGTTCTGTGAATTATACATTACAAAAAGAAAAAAATTTTGCACTTTTTTTATTTTTTTCGCACCCTTTTTTTTACTCTTTTTTATACATTCAAAATTTTAGATTGCACAAATAAGACCTACTTTATTGCTTTTTATAAAAAATATTTTTTAAAAAAAATAACAAAAAATCTATCGGAAATTTTAAATTTTTTATTTTCCTAGGGTTTTTAATTTTTTTTTTTATTTTTAATTTTTTTTAACCGCCGAAATTAAAACTCAAAATTAAAATCTTGAGTTAATAATAAAATAAATAATTATAGAATGGCAGCAGGACCACCACTACCACCACCGCCACAACAAGGACCACCACAACAAGGACCACCCCAAGGACAACCTCAAGGACCACCCCAAGGACCACCCCAAGGACCACCACAAGGGCAACAAGGACCATATCAAGGGCAATATCAAGGGCAACAAGGGCAATTTCAGGGAAATCCTAGACCTCCTAGAGATGGTAGTCAAAGTCAAGGAGTTGATGACACCGCTAGTCCTAGAGTGAGAGCTATTCGTGAAATGATGAGTCGCAGGGATCAACATTTTCAATTAAATAATCCAGAAGGACAATATGTCAAAGTTGATGAACTTAATATTATTAAATATGAAGCAAAAAAATTACCATATATTGAGGACATGGTATCACAAATAGTTCAATATTCAGAATTTTCAAATACTTTACCAGGAGGTGGTGAAGTATTTTACGTTCCTCAACACATTTATCAAGCCCTAACACCATATTTAAAACCTCTAAAAACATATATGGAATCTATAAAAAATCCACCAGAAGAAATAAAATATTCAGTTCTTGCTGATGTTTATAATGAACGTTTGGTTGCCGCAGATGTATCAAAATTAAGTCAATTATCTAGACAAGAAGAAGAAAAAATGATAAAGGAACAAGAAAAGAGGGTCGCCGAAGAAGAAAAGAAGATGGCTGATGCACAAAAAGCAGCTGAAGACAAATACTATACTAATGTAGTTGCAATTATAATCCCAAGTGGTATTGACGTTACAGGAATCTATATTAATGATTCACCATGTTCTCTATACGATAAAGAAAATAAACTAATGGCATTGAGTCCACAATATCCGTTAGATTTGAGCGTAAGTCCAATATGTTTAGTTGAAAAAATATTAGCTAGATTTTTGAGTTACTATATAGGGGATGAAATATGTAAATGTGACAACCTTATTAGTCAAACTGTTGCAAGAAGGTCAAATATTGAATACATTAAATTTAATAAACAAACTAATGGCATATATGATATAGAAAATAAAATTACAATACCCTCTGGAACTAATGCGGACTCTAATTTTGATTATTTAGTAAAATTTGTTAGAAAAGGACTCAACGTAATTGCGAATGCAGATCATAATAATATTGATTGGACGTATTTTATGTTTACTAAGAATAATGAGGGGTTACTAAAAAACAGTCATGAGTATCATGATCCATTAACAGATGAACGATATGAGTGGCGTGATGGTATTAAGAATTATCAATTTCATTCCATAGAAAGTTTATATCAATCATTAAAATTATTATTAATTCCTATGATAGCATTGCTACCTCATCTAGATAAAACGGATGGTACTAAATTCATTGATATGTCAGATTTTAATAGTAATGTGACAAATACACCTGATAATCTTAAAGCACTTGTTAAAACTTTTCAAGAAATAAGTATCGATGGCTTAGGCTCACACAATAACCCAATTAAAGACATATTATCGAATAATAAATTCGATGAAAATTTTAATAAAATTGTTGAAAATTCATCGATCAAAAAAGGTAATATTAATGTATGGGATTGGATTGTAACTGGAGGAGGATTAAATGCAGACACTGAACAGTCTATTGAAACTTATTTGAAAAATTTTAAAGATGATAGACAATATAGACAACTTATTGGTGATGCATCTAAAAAGTCTTTGATATATGATTTATTAATACTTCAATATTATTCATCTAGTGTGTTCAGAAGTTCAGTTAAAGATTATGAGACTGGTTCGAAATCAAACAAATTTATTTTTGCACTTGATACTGATAATACTTCATTCAATAGAAATTATGAGAAATATTTTGGTGGTGTTTCTACATCTGATCAAGAACCACAAAATGAATTTTCTTATTATGGTCTAATTATGCATATTTTTAATGAAAACTGTTTAAATAAAAAGATACATAACTTTTTTACTCATTCATTCAATTATAATGTATATTCATCTATAAATTTGAACAAGTTTTATAAAACAGTTATAGAAGAAATAAAAAGTAGAAATACTCATAAACCGATACTTAAAAAAATAAACATTGTTGAGTCTAACATGTTTGATAAAAATGATGATAAATCCAATAAAATTAATTTTGTTTATGATCTTGAAAACATAGGGAAAAATAATTATATTAGTAATAAACTAAACATAAACACACCGATTCAAGGGTATACACACTATTCTTTGACACATGATGATAAATATTTTAGTAAAAGTAAGAATAATCCTGATGTAATTAATAACACAGTATCATTTGAAGACATACCATTAAAAGAGTTGGGTAATCTTTTCTATGTTCCAGATGGTCCTTTTATTTTATTTTTCCAAGAAAATCATAAATCATACAATATTCACTTTTACAGTACAGATGATATGAAGAAGAAAATCCTTGAGGAGAATGATTTAAATTGGGGTGTCAGATTGAATTTTAAGAAAGACAAATTAAAAAAATTACAACCGACAGATAAATTTAATTATGATCATAGTGAGTTCCCGTTCAATATCAATTATGATAATTCAATAATGGTAACTGTTCCGACAGGTATTCTTGATGTGAGAGCTTATTCCAATCCGACACCACCTACATCTAAAATAATAATTAAAAATGTGTTAAACAAAGCTTTTAAAATAAGGGGGCAAATTAATGGGGGGCCATTGATAAATTCATTGGTATTTTTAAAAAATTCTCATGATAAATATTTAATATCAAAATTATGTTACACTCAACACTGTAGTGAATTATCTAATAGTATTAAAAATAATACTAGAAGATTGTATGACGAAAAACAAGATAAAGATTTATTAAAAATAATGGTTGATCAACAAGTATTACAAATGGGTGCAGTTCCACCAGCTCTGGAAAATACTGGATTACCCAGAATGATTTTTGAATATTTGGCATATCGTCAAACTATTGACGCCACAGTTCATGGTACCGATAAAGAAGGTGATTATAAATTATATCAAGGTGATTATAAATCAGTTAATGCGGCTGATCCAGCCGCTGCTAATGCTTTAGCAGGTAATGGTGTTGATGATGATAAATATGTGTATAATATAACTAATGATACAGATATAATTGGTTACACCGCTAATACTTCACCATTTTCAACTGATCCAAATAGTACACCAACCCCTGGCGTGGTAAATGGAGTTGAACCGTGCACTCAAGTGCTAACTCAGAAGCTTACCACCCCAGGCAAACCTATCCCCGCTGAGACTCAGGCAAGATACGGTTTAGCCGTTCACGCAGGAAACTTAAATGGTAATGTAATCCTATTAAGAAATTGCGTAAAAGCAATACGTGATTGGTATGTAAATGTTTCCCATGGCACTTAACACAACTACTTAAAAATACATACGCGTTCAAATTAATATTTTTAGATTTAATTTAAAATTCATAATGAATCAAATATAAAGTTTTATTCAAACTGGTAAAATAACCTCTTATACATCTTTTATCAAAAGATATGACAGTTAAGGTCCGAACAAAGACAAAAATCTCTCAAGATCAACCATTGACTTTGGACGCAATACACCAAACACATATTAAAAATTTTCAACAAATGCGTAAATCAATTCCGAATAAAAAGAAAGAAATTCAAAAAATAAAAGATCAAATAAAAAAATTAGATAATGAAGCAGCTCGTTTAAGAGACGACTACACCGCCAGATTTGAATTAATGGATCAAAAACGAGGTTTAGAATTAAATATTGCTGAAATAGAACGCGAAATCAAAATAATAGAAAGTAATCAACAAGAAGAAGAATATTTATTGAGTGTTGGTCATGCAATGTCACAATATTATATTCATCGTGATAATTACCAAACTAATGAACTACCCTCTATAAATCAAAAACAAAAGAAAAAGAAAATTGGAAAAGTCAAAACTATTTACGATATTTTTGACCAACACAAAGACAAAATACCAGATTCATCAATCAGTAACCAAGATTTAGATAATGATGATGTGGATATTAATATTCATACCGATTTATCATCAACCACATCGGCAAGTTCATCAAATAATACGAATACGTTGGCATCTAATAAAATTACTCCAAGGGAAAACATGTCAAAAATGGATATTTATAATTATGTTATGTGCAAACTTAATAATGAATTCATACCAGAAGATGAAATAAAAATATCTGAAAATGATGAATGTCCTTATTGTGAAACAGATAGAGAGTTATATCAAAATGAAGGAAAATTAGTATGTCCTAAATGTTTTTTTGTAGATTTTATTTTGATTGATTCAGATAAACCATCATACAGAGATGCTCCAAAAGAAATGACTAATTTCGCATATAAACGTAGAAATCATTTTATTGAAGTTCTTTCACAATATCAAGGTAGAGAAACTACCGAAATCCCTGAAGATGTTTATATTGAAATATTACAAGAATTAGATAAAAATAGAATAAAAGATCCATCAGATCTCACTAATTCTAAATTACGCACAATTCTCAAAAAAATCGATCAAAATAGATATTATGAACATATCCCTTTTATTATTTATCAATTAACTGGATTAAAACCACCTACGATTGATAGTAAAACTCGCAAACGATTAATAGACATGTTTAATGATATTCAAATTCCATTCGCTAAATATTGTCCATTGGATAGACGTAACTTCTTATCTTATTCATATATTCTCTATAAATTTTTTGAATTACTAGAACTAGATGAACATTTACCTTATCTAAATCTTCTCAAAAGTAGAGATAAATTACATCAACAAGATATTATTTGGGAAAAAATATGTGTTGATCTAGGATGGGAATATATACCATCAGTTTAATAAAAAATAATTAATAAAAAATAATTAATATACACAGTTCAAAATATAACTTTTAATGTGTTGTTGGTGTTGTTGTTGTTTGATGTAGAATTTTTTCATAAACTAGCCAACCTATAGCATTCACTAGTCCAGCTCTTGCGATACATGGTAAATATCCTTCCCATATTTTGCCGGCTTTAATAAGATGTATAATATTCTTATAATCTCCAGATTGTAATCTAGTTTTGATTGTATCTAGAGGATATGTAAATGTCCAACTAGCAATACCTGCGACTCCTCCAGATATAAAACTCCCGGTTTTATCTTTTAATTCATAATAAATTGGAAAATATAAACCATATCCAATTGATTCTCTCATAATTGTTGTACCAAGTGCCAATTTAGATAAATTTATAGTTTTCACACTTTCTATAAATCTCCTATGATGTGTTTGATTTTGAATTTTAAAATAATCTATAGGTGCTGTTAATAATCCAACCGCAAATCCTGATATTACTCCAGATTCAATGTTATTATATCCATTATTTTTTACTGTATTTTCTACACCAAAACTAATACAGTTCAAGAACCCAGATGATATAAGAGGATAAGATATTCCAGAATACAAAGATCTAATACTTATTCTCTTTAATTCATGTGATAATTGTCCATTTTGAGACCATACTTTTATAGTATCTAGCGGATGACCAACAATAGTTTGAGATATACCACTTAAACATCCCGCGAAATATGAATTATAGTTGATGGTTGTTTTATTTTCCATATTCTGGTTTTCTAATCACTTAATCACACTTATAATATTCAATTTTTTAATATGCTATTTTTGCACTTCTTAAATAAAGAATCTTAAGGAATATAAAAAAAATAAATATAAAGTTTCATAATAAAATTATTGATAATGTTACCGTCTTCAAAATATTCTTTTTCAATTCCAATAAAATGTGTTCGAAATGTAAATGTAAATACAATAGGTAATGTGCAAAACAGATCTTCATATTATTTATCCGGTTTAAGTGAAGAAACATCTGAACATGTTACTGATGATGATTTAGATAAATACAAACAAAAGCATAATGATTGTATAGAAAATTCTATATTAATAATAGATCAATGTCGTATTAATATTAATACTGATATCAGAATCGGTGTTGAGAATAACACTATAAAAAATTTGGAGGTTGAAAATCAAACATTATATTTGACTAAAGATGAGTTAATAAAATATGGTGAACCAAAATATCATTTGAGATTTTTTTTAATTGATGATGTGACATATCGTGTCAATATAACTTTACTAAAATTTATAGATCAAGAGATCATTTTAAATGATGATTTTATTGAATTATTAGAAACAAATACAAAAATATCAGATAATCACATGTATCTTCAGTATGGATATGGACATATTAGTGATGTTATTCAACTCGTTCTCGACGATAATTATTTTTCGATGTGTTTATCAAATCCCCAGAAAAAAATATCGGATGTGTTGTATAAATATTGTTTAAATCTGAATTTTAATTCGAATTATAAAGTCCAACTAAACTACAGTTCAAATATTGATGTTTCTTTAATTACGGGTGATTGTGATGGGTGTTCTTTTAAATATGATGGTTCACATAAAATTTTTCTCAAAGGATTAAATAATGGATCATTAGATAATCGAATGAGAAACTTAATATTTAACAAATGTATATCATCATATAAAATAAAATATTATAATAAAAATCTATATGGGACTTTTTCTTTCATTAATGATGCCAAAATATATTATGTATCTTTTACAAATCCACACATTTATGATCAATATTCATTACCATTCTCCGTTACATCTATATCTAGCGTCATTATGAGTTCTATGTATACACTAGAACATGTTATATTAAGGACTATTGATAAAATATTATTTACCAAAAAAGATGTTAAGGTTATACTTTTAACAGATGATCCTAATAAATGGTTACTAAAATATAGTCGATTGACTAATGAAATATTGAACGAAAATGAAAATGATATGTTTACTAATGAAGTTGGTAGTGAAGGTGATAATGATTCACCTCGTGATAAAAAATATGTAGAATTATCTGATAATTTACATCCTAAATTGTTCAATAATGGTAAAATTAGTAATGGCCTTTATTTGGCTAAATTGGATAGAGATATTGGAAGTGATAATAATAAACTTTTTTTTAATAATCTTGATAAATCTAAAAATCTTAGTAACGTAAATACATATTTAGTTCTAGATAATTTATCAAATTTTAATGAATGGTTTATTAAATATCCGATATTATATAAATTTGATAAATTATGTTTGGAAAATCCAGTTAATTCTATATCAGATAATGTTTTTTTAAATCTAGAAAAATCATATACAATATTAGAAAAATCAAGTGATTTTAGATATGATAATTATACCCGCAAATATAATTCAGGATTACTTGTCAATATCACAAATCATGATAAATTTAAATTTAAATCTGAATTAACACAGTTGGTTACCTTGAGCCAAGATGTCGTGAATAATATTAATAATATGTTTGGTAATGGTGTTTTAAATATCAATGGTATGAATAATAATAACTCAATAGATGATATTGATACTGATGAGACTTGTAATTTTTGTCGGGAATCATTTTATTTGAAAAAACTTGAATGTGGTCATTATGTGTGTCCGAATTGTTTAAACCATTCTAATAATATTTACAAAAAAGAAAGTAAAACATCACTTCTTGTTAGATTTGGATATATTGATAAAACTGTTAAATGTCCAACATGTTTTAAAAATGTATCAGATCAATATTTACTTAAGAGTCCATTCAGAGTGAAATATAAATTCACACCTCAAGAAATTGATTTGGTAGATTCATTTAAAAATATAAGATTTGATGCAAAAATGATTGTAAATTTTATTGCGTATTTATATGAATATAGATACATATTTGATAAAATTTTATGGGTTCGTGGCAGTATGAAAAATGCGTATGGTAATGATGGTTTAAATGATAAAATTGATAACATAATAAAAAAATTTGCTGAACTGGAAAAACCGATTCAGATTATTTTTGCATCTTATGATGATAATAATGAAGGTCTAGGTTCATCTGTGACTCTTTTCGATAAAAATTCTGATTTAAAAAATATTCAATTAATTATTTCGGAAACATCTATATTCAATATACATACTATCGATTCAAATATAACAGATTTCTTCACTAAAATAAAAACATTAGGATTTACAGCGATTAATGATCAGATTCAAATATTAGAGTATTAAAATATTAGAGTATTAAAATATTAGAGTATTAGATTTCCTCTTCGACGCTACTTTCTGTCAGAATACATACATCTTCATATTTATCAATAGCTTTCATAAAGGGTTGCAATGTGATATTGTATGTAAATTCTTTGGTTTTAGGGTTATATATTATTTTTCTAAGAGTTAAAGTTATCATTACTAAATAATTACTCTCTTTAGTTTGGTTATTAAAGGGTACATCATCAATATAATTTTGTAATAAACTTGCGTTATTTATTTTACGGTAATCGTTATTATGAGTTACAGCATAAGTTTTCTTTTTGTCTTCGGAAATTGTCATTTCATAAGATGTATTAGTTCTTTTACCAAATACTGTTGAAATATATACAGTACTTGAGCCTTTACCTTTGTAAATATTTAATTTTGTTTTGAATTTGCCTAAATGTGCGAAATCATTTGCAAGTTTATTTTCAATTGCTTTAATAGTATTGACAATTGGATGGTTTTCATTTACCCAAAATGATATATTACCGTCCAATGATGAACTAATGCATCTAGCGTCGACAACTGTAGAGAAGCTATAATTAAAAGGTTTGTTTTTATCATCTTTTTTATTTTCGTAAATTGCGTTTAACAGATAAAGTTCATTGGATACATTTTTTAATTTCATTCGGACCCCAACAAATTTAACTTTTTCTAAAATATTTGATTTTTTGTTATTATCTTTGTCTTTTTCGCAAAAGTCATATCCATAATATTTAGAACCATAAATTTCTAGAGGTTTGAAATTAGTATTTTCAATATCATTTGGCTTTAAATATTTAAACTTTGTAATATTTTCAAGATATTTTTTAATATCAGCATCTACATCTTGGTAGAAATTATCAGGTATATAGATAGCTTTAGTTAATATTTTGAAATTAGTAGAATCAGGTTTCAAATGTTTTTCTAGAACCATTTGAATATTATTGGTAATTTTAAATGCATCTAAAATTTTAAATTCATCTAAGATCTTTTTGGCATCATTATCAATTTCTACATTAATGGCTTTTCTAATGGAATGAGTATCCATTTTGAAACCTTTAACATATGCCTTCAAAATTCTGGATGGATTGATTCTAACATTGGAATTAATTTCAAAAGTGCCTGTTAAATAAGCATGAAAAGCTTCTAATGTAATTTCAATCTTGTTCCAATTTGTAATCATAGCTTGTGAATGTGTCAAATCAAATTTATCAATAACTTCCTGATGTTTTTCTTTAGAATTAATTAATTGTAGATTCATTTTGCTACCCACTAGGATAACATTAATAATACATGGGTTATACGTCAATTCAACTTTATAAGTCTTTAATAAATAATCAATGATTGTTTTAGATGTTTCCTTAAAATCTTTGTAAATGTAAATATCTATATCAGTATATTCTGATCTCAAACCGCAAATTATATTTGTCGGAAATCCACCAGCAATTACGAATTTAGATGAATCAAATGGGAAAGATTCATTTATAATATTATTTGAGTATTGTATCATTCTTGCTTGTAGTTTTTGTTTTGAGAATGTGATTTCTTCAGGTTCTTGGTATCCTAGAGTTTTCTGCATTGGGAAAGTTTCAAGAACAGCTGGTTCAAAAAGTATTTTTTCTAAACTTGTTACATCAAACAAATGATTTTTTGTTGGTTGTATTTTTTTGAATTCATCTAGAATTTCTTTCGTCATTTTATAAAACATTTCCTCTGTAATATTCTTATTAACTTTTTTAAATATAGAATCAATTAGATGATTCCCAAAAGTACAATTGTGACAAAGTGATGAATTAACCAATTTAGCATAATTATTCAATATTATCTTAAGTTCATCGTAAAATTCTGGAAATAACCATATAATTTGTAGAGCTTCAAATAAATACTCTTCATATGTATATGGATTAACAAATTCATCTGGAACACGATCAAAATAAATCTTTATTTCACGTAATACTGATTTTACATTTTTTTCGTTACCATATTTCATATTGAATTTTGCTAAATTTAATGATGAAATAAGTTCAACAGTATTATTAATAATGTTATCTATTGATGGGATATGACCTTCTTCTAGATGTTTTGTTAAATGACTTTTATAATTATAAACCCAATCAACAGAATTAACAATGTTATCAATGTTTATAGATGTTGATTGTGCATTAGATCCTTTATTTTTTCTGGGATCTAAAAAAGAGGGGTAATTTTTCTCTACGAAGGATTTTTTCAAACTAATATTTTTACCTTCAAAATTAATTACAATTTTGGTTGCCATTTATAAATTTCTTTAAGGATGAGAAACTTCAAATATGTTTTTACAATTAATTCAATTTTTTTTGATAGCTATGCAAACATAAAACTGTTCCAGTTGTATTCACATAGTACATTCAAAAGATTTCGGAATATTGTGTCAAATTTACAAATAAATTCTTGAAAAACTAGGATAATGATTACATTACACAAACTCCCGAAATCTTTTGACATTTTATGTGCGACCCTACTTAAAAACGCTAGAAAGGTTTCATGATTTAAAAAAACACTAGGAAATCACTCTGTAATAGTAACTAGAATAATACTTTTTGAAAACTTTCTAGGACACAAAAGTAAAAATTTTAAGATGTTCTAGATGTAAATGAATCTAGAATAATACTTTTTGAAAACTTTCTAGGACTCAAAAGTAAAAATTTTAGATTGGTCTAGTTACATTAACATCTAGAGTAATACTTTTTAAAAACTTTCCAGGATGCAAAAGTAAAAATATTAAAGTGTTCTAGTTGTAAATGAAGCTAGAATAATACTTTTTAAAAACTTTCCAGGATGCAAAAGTAAAAATATTAAAGTGTTCTATTTGTAAATGAATCTAGAATAATACTTTTTAAAAACTTTCTAGGATGCAAAAGTAAAAATATTAAAGTGTTCTAGTTGTAAATGAATCTAGAATAATACTTTTTAAAAACTTTCTAGGACTCAAAAGTAAAAATTTTAGATTGTTCTAGTTACATCAACATCTAGAATAATACTTTTTAAAAACTTTCTAGAACATAAAAGTAAAAATTTTAATGTGTTCTAGATGTAAATGAATCTAGAATAATACTTTTTAAAAACTTTCTAGGACACAAAAGTAAAAATTTTAAAGTGTTCCAGTTGTAATGAATCTGGAATAATACTTTTTAAAAACTTGCTGGGATACAAAAGTAAAAATTTTAGATTGTTCCAGTTGTGATTACATAACACATTCAAGAGCTTTCGGAAGTTTGTGTAATCATTACGCATATTAACTAAAATCATCTAGTTTTTCAAGATTTCTTCGTAAATTTGACACAAACTCCCGAAATCTTTTGACATTTTATGTGCGACCCTACTTAAAAACGCTAAAAAGATGTCATGATTTAAAAAACATTAGGAAATCACTCTGTGAAACCCTTGTGTAATTGAAAATTTTATTAATTCATGATCTTTCTAGTGTATAAAAGTAAAAATTTTAGAGTGTTCCAGTTGCAATAGTAACTATAAATGTATTTTATAAAAATTGAATCTTGGATTGTATTTATTGAAATTACTATAATACAAAGATGTTTTCACTAGTGAGTACAGATGATTTATATAAAATATTGATACGACATAATACATGTGAAATAAGTTGTCAAACTTTACCTGGTTCATCGCACTGTGGGACGTGTCCTGACAAACACATATTGACTTTTGATGAATTTGGATATGAGTGTCCAGTTTCGTTTGCCAGTTCAATACGCAATGGATTTAATAAGGATATTTTGAGTAAAGGTTATTGCTATCAAATAAAAGAATTACCTTATGGTAAAACAATAGAAACTTTAGATCAAAATCTATTAAAACAATATTATCGCTTAATTTGTTTCAACTGTGATTATGAATATTACATTACTTACTTAAGGACTAATTTTAAAGGAGAATTTGAAAAAATTATTTATATGAATATTGATCGAGAAAATGACAATATGTGTAAAGGAATTACTTCTAGATTACATTTATGTAAAAATAATGCTGTATATGGGTACAATTTTTGTTCAGCTCACAAAGATCAAAAGATAGATGGTATCACTTATAAAAAAAATATATAAGGCCACTCACAGATTATATTTTAACCAATTTTATGGAAAAAGATATTAATGACAATGAAGAAAATGACAAAGATATACCGTTAAATATTGCATATTCTAAAATGCTTTGTGATAGGAATGATATGGAAACCTTGTATTTGTACGATGTATCTGGAATTGAAAAACAAGATTATAAGCGTAAAGGTTATCAGTGGTTAGATTATGGTGATTATTCAAAGGTTTTTAATGAAATTTCAGTTAATGAACGTAGTAATGAAGATATAAAAGAAATAACTTCTGATTCTTTTGCTAGAATACCACCAAATTATAATTCAGTAGTGAATTTATACAAAAATCTATTTATTAGTGAAAGTAGTAATGAAGATATAAAAGAAATAACTCCTGATTCTTTTACTAGAACACCAAAAAAATATAATTCAGTAGTGAATTTATACAAAAAAATATTAAAATATTTTTTTTAATGCGTTTAATTTTTTTTTACTTATTCTGCTTTTTTAGTATTAACAACTTAAAACCAACTCAATCACATTTTTAACAAATGCAATTAAAAATGTCGCCTTACCTTGTACACTTGATAAAGTCTCCCCTATATGGTTCTGAAATCATTAAAGTTTTAATTAATCAGGAATCATCTGAAACTGTTCTTAAAGTTCATGAAGAACTTTATTCACATTTTCAAAGTCCTGAATTTAAATCTGAAGTTACTTTTGAAATTAAATCAATCAATATTTTGGATAACAATTTAATCAACCAATTTTTTCAAAATTTACCCAAGAGTGATAAATTGAGTGAGATCAAAAATTTTTACAAAATCAATGATCAAAATCAATTAGAGCTTTTAATTGAAAAAACTAATTCAGTCATTATGGATTTGGAAAATATTCAAAACCAATATATCACTTTTGAATCAGAATCAGATCTAGATCAAGATCCAGATATTAATGAAGAACCATATCATTCTGATGATGAATCTGTTTCTTCTTTTGATATGATTGATGACAGCAATAATTTTAATAAAAATAACAGAAGTATTACATCTGTTGCTGGTGGATTGATACGACTCGTCAGTAAAACATTAGCGGATGCAATTGGATCTGGATCATCTGATAAAGATGAAGAAAAACCAAATGAATTATGTGAGCAAATTACCCCTCTATTTAATACAATTAATTCTTTTACTGATTCGGATCCATTTCTAAATTCATTGATGGATCCCAGTTTAATTGAATTAATGAATAAAAATATTAAAAAATCTTCTTCTGTAAATTCCAGTATTTCATCAAGTCCTGTGAGTGATATTAATTTGGATAATATTGATATGAATAATATTGATGCTGTTAAAAATATTAATTCTACTGTTCCAAATGTTCTTACTCGTGCAGATGATTATTTGAAAGGGCAATCATTTGGTATTGAATCTAGCACAAGGTTAAGTACTGTTGAAGCGTATGCTAAAATGCAGTCTGAAAGAAGTTCAGGGTCAGTTGAAGGAGAATATAATCCTAATGTGAGCGGTACTTGTTCGCTGGAATATATGAGAAGTGGGTATAAATTCTTAAAATATTCTAATTATCCTGATGGAAATGAGGAACTTGATGGATATTTTGATACTATATGTAAGGAGGAATATAAACCATTAATATATTCTACTAATTCTGAAAAAGAATATCAAGTATGTCTAGTTAAGTTCAAGGTTGATAATCGTTACTTAGTATTAATGAATAATGACATTAGTGAATATATTGCCAAAAGTGAATTATTTCCTGAATTACAATTCGAGACTGTTTATTTGATACCTAATCGTGGAGAAGTTGTTGATTTATTTAAGATTCAGATGAAATTAATTAATAATAATTTTAATAGTTCTGAGCAATTAGAAACTATAATAAGTAAGATTAAAAGTTTTTTGGAAGTATCTGGTTTAAGTAATATTGTTCATATAGGGGTTGATCAAATTAAACAAGATAAAATAGATCGTCTCATAGTTAAATTTATTAATGAAAAATGTCTTAAAACTCCAGCAACTACAGGAGCAACAACAACATCACTTGCTATTAAAGATGCTTTCAATGATTATTTAAATTTAATAGACATGTCACTACACATTATGGTAACATTTACTCAACTAAAAACATGGCTATCTAAATATAATTATAAACAGAATGATAGTGGTGATTATTACTTACAACTCAGAGATGTTAAAAAGTTTAACTTGAACAATCAGACATTAAATATATCTTCTAATTTTATTGTTGATAACAATCATGTTGGGAAAAATGAAAATAAAACTGATAATATAAGTTCGATACTCAAACTGAATTCATTTTCCAAATTATTCAAAATGTAATTTTGTATTGCAAATTATAAAGTAAAAATATTTTAAGATTTAATTTTAAGATTTAATTTTAAGATTTAATTTCTGGAAAAGAATTTAAATTTTTTAGGTCCAACATCATTATTTGTATATGTTTCTGTATTATTTATAGGTTTTGGATCATTTATAGGTTTTGGGGTATTTTGAATTAATTTAGTTTCTTGTTTGGGTTGTAGAGGTGTATCATCCCATAAATTTACTTCTCCATCTAAATCAAAATTGGGATCAAATTGTTTATTATTATTTTCTTTTTCAACTAATATTGTTTCATTTTTATCATTTTTCTTCTTCTGGTTACCTAAATCAAACTCTACTTGTTTTACACCATCTACACTAGGCGCTTTTACAAATTCTCTCATCAATTCTGATTCTTTAACAGATTCTCTTACAAGTTCTCTAACCGGTTCAGGTTCTTTAACAAGTTCTCTAGCTGGTGCAGGTTCTCTCAAAGGTTCTTTAACAGGTTCTCTAGTGGGAACAGGTTCTCTTAAAGGTTCTCTTAAAGGTTCTCTAGTAGGTTCTTTAACAGGTTCTCTAGTGGGAACAAGTTCTCTTAAAGGTTCTCTTAAAGGTTCTCTAGTGGGTTGTCTAAAAGATACTTGTTCTCTAATTGGTTCTGGTTTTTTGAGAGGTTCATCTAGATGTTGTTTAAATGATACTGGTTTTAAATCTAGATCAAGTTCATCAAAACCATCTAAAGATTCATGCAAACTATCATTATCACTATCGTTATCAGTATTTTCTAGATCAGTATCAGCTTTATTTAAATTTAAATCAACTTCATTAAAGTCAAAAGATATGTTATCACCTTGCTTTGGTGTTTTAACTTCTTCTAGATCAATATCAAGATTTATTTGTGGTTTCATTTCTTCTTCATCATCAGTATCACTATTTTCACTTAATTGTGTCATTTCTTCAAGTGATATTTCAGGAACAGATTCAATAAAATCATCATTGGGATTTTTAAGTTGTGCATTGACTTTGTTAGTTAATGTTTTTGGAGATGTTTCCGCCACTTCTACATCATCATTATTTAATTTTAATTCTTGAGCTATTAAAGATTTAATTTCAGATTCAGAGTTTTCCTTATCAGCTGTATAACTAGCTATTTCACTTTTAATAATTTCGCGTAGATTATTTTGATATGTTTTACTCAATCCACCCGACATTGGTTCCTCAATATTATTCTTATCCAATTCCTCCTCATTATAAGCATCTTTTAAATAAGTTTTAAGAATACGTCTAAAAGGTAATAATTCTCTAATAGTATCATTAATACATGTATAAATAATATTCTCAGATTCTCTAATATTTTTTTTTAATTCATTGGCACTCATACTACTATTTTCATAAAACCATATAGGATCTTTCCAGAATTCTCTAGCACAATTAATATAACATTTATGAATAAAATGTTCTGGTTTAGGGATATTTAGTTTAGTCTGTGCTTTTTCACCTTGACGAACAAATTGGAGAATTTGTGTATGACTCATGAAAACAGCTGTAACTAGTTCTTTAATAAAATCACATTGACTATCATCTGAAATTCTTTTAAATTCATTATTAATCATATCCTGACTCCATAAACGAACTTGAGATAATAAATTTTGAAATTCACTCAGAACCTCATTATCTCTTTTCTCTTTTTTAGATATTCTATCCGCTTCCTGATATAAAGATTTTAATCCTTTATACATTGGTGTTTTTAAAACACTAGCCAAGTGATGACTATACTCTTGTTTTGCATCAGTTAAAATAGCAATTTTAGCATCTTCCATTCTAAGATTTATAGAATTATTAGATATTTATATCTCATTACAAAACGCAAAGAAATATAAAATTTATTATTAGTGTAATTGTATGACTATGTATATATTTAATGAAAATTTTACATCATTATGGTATTGTGGTGGTGTTATTCTATTTAATTCAGATAGAACTAAAGTTTTAATCGTAGAAACGCATTCATCTAGTGTTGGATTTACTAAAGGCAAAAGGGAACCTGGTGAAACTCTATTAGATACCGCACATCGTGAAGTTAAAGAGGAATCTGGATATGACCCAGATGATTATTTACATGATATGACAGTTATAGGTGAGAAAAAATCCGCTAAAATTCATTCAATATATTTTTTTATTGGTACACTTAAAACTAAAGAACTAGAAAACAAACCATTGGTATTTGATAAAAATGAACTCAAAAGAGTTTGTTGGATTACTATTGATCAAGCACTTCAAAAATTATCACCTAGAAAACTTGACATCCTCAATGCTGCTCTAAATTATTTCTCCAATAATATTAACAATAATACTTAACTCAAAATGCTAAAAAAATCTCTAAAGAAAAATCTTAAGAAAAGTCTTAAGAAAACACTAAAAAGAACTAAGAAACAATTGGGTGGTGATAAAGATGTTAAAAAATGGATTATGAATGGTAAAGAGATCCGATGTCCTCATTGTTTGCAAAATTTATTTTATATGAGAAAAGCTTTATTAAATACACCAGGGATGACATTCTTTGATCTAGATGCATTTAATAAAAATGCATATATACTTAAATGTCAAACGTGTTCAATGATATTATGGTTTAATAAAAAACCAACAGTGAATCCAACAGTTGAAACTATGTAAATATTTTTTATTTTTTGGGGTCAAATATAAAGTTATAAAATTGATTAACTTTAGTGAGATTTATAATAATAGCTGTAATGGGTGATGATGATTACACACGTGACACACGTCGGAAAGATCGTGGTCAAAAAAAGTATGAACATTTTAAGAATGGAAAACATACTCCTAGAACATTGAAAGATCGTATTAGAGATTCTTCACATCAAAATTCAAAAAATGAGTCTGAAGATTTCAATGAAGTATTTGAAACAAAAGGTGAAAGATCAGAATGGGCATCAGAAACACTTCAAATCATTTCAGAATATTTCTCAAAAGATCCTTTTGTTATAGAAACAAAATATTATCCACAAGAAACACCATTAGCAAATAAGACCTTCCCAGATCAAGATGGTGAAGTACACTTTCTTAAGACTAAAACTGTTGATTTACTATGGGATCTAGATGAAGAAACATTGAAAAACATTGCTGTATTAAACTTTGCTTCCGCCAAAAATCCAGGTGGTGGATTTCTCAAAGGCTCCCCAGGACAAGAAGAATCACTCGCAATGTGTTCCGGATTATATCCCAGTTTACACGATGGACCCGGCAAAGAAATGTACACCAAAAATGAAGCAGATAATAATAATTGTATTTATAGATCTGATGCTATTTATTCCCCAAATGTTCCATTATTCAGACATGGTGATGGTTCATTAGTATCTGATATTAGACATGATCACAGACGAATTAATGTAATTAGTATGCCAGCGGTTAATTATGGAGCATATTCAGAGAAAAAGGATTTTTCTGAACAAGAATATGATAGAGTAATGGCTGAGAGAGTTACTAAGCTTTTTCATATTGCTCTTGAAAATGGATGTACTGGAATTATTCTAGGACCTTGGGGATGTGGTGTCTTTAGGGGTAATCTAGGAAAAATGATGAGAAGGTTTGCAACTGAACCTTTATTAAACAAGTTCAAGGAGATTTACTTTATTTCAACATCTGAATCTGAAGTTAAAACTATGGAGTTCGAATGGGATCAAATCTTTTGAAAAAATAGGTCAAATATAGGTTAAATAATAATATATAAAAATTGAATTAATCAACTTTTTTATTATAATTACTATACTATGTCGGCATGTTCATACATAAAATCAATTAAAGGAGGGATTATCATTGTTAACTTTGAAAAAATTACAGATCAATTGCCAAACACAATGCGATTTGTGAGTTCTGTTTGCACATCCACAATGACCACAACAATATATTATTACTACAATAATAATAATGTTTCCGTATATCGTCACAAAACTTCAATTTGCACAAGTAATACTAATATATCTTATAACGACATTGTAAATGAATTATGTAACAATTTAAATTTGGATGGTGAATATTATATTTTAGAGCTCAATAATGGTGGACAGAATATGTTACAAATTTCTAGATTTGATCCCAATACACCAGTTTCAAATTCAGTTCTATTGTTGACATTACAAGAAAATCATGATCTAGATGCATATGATCAGACCATGATTAGATACATAGAAGTTGGAATTGTATCTGGACACATTAATAACACTACAGCCTTATCACATATTTATGCCAAACAACTCAATGATAATGCTGATATTAATGCGGTGGGATGGGATGATCATATTATGGCGGCAGAGAAAGATATTCTTGTTAAACAACTGTATGATTCATGGCATTCTCGCAATAATATCGCTCAAATGCATATTTACAATTTAACAGAACAACTAAAGCAACTCAATGATTATCATATTCTATTAACAGGATCAGGATCTACTGGTAATTCAGATGCTGAAACAGAAAATATTCAAACTCAAGAAAACTCACCAGATGTAATTCTTGTTGATTAAGATTATTAAGAGATTATTAAGGGAAACTAAACTATTAAGATTACTATTTTTTTATTATATAAAATTATAAAATGTGAATGAATTATTTAATATATTGGATTAAAATGTTCTAAATATTTCACCAGAAACATTAGAATTTATTACTAAAAGAGAAGAACTGAGAAAATTAAAACAATTTGATGAGACGGATGGAATTGCAAAAGAAATATATTTTTGAAGATGAACAAACTGGATATTTAATCATCAACAAGATATAATTATTTTAATTTGGGAATCCAACCATCTTGGCACCAATACCTAAACCAGCACCTGAACGTGCCCAATCAGCCATTAAATTAACACCTTGTTCATTACGGCGACCAAATAAATCAATCAAAGCGAAGGTGGAAGCGGCAACACACGCGATCATAATTACTTCTTCCAAATCTAATTTCTTTTTGGGTAAAGCAAAAGCGGCAATAGCAACTACTAAACCTTCTACAATGTATGTTATAGCCTTACGGCAAAGTTCTTTAGCGTCAACAACAACTTCAGTCATAATTGAAGATACTTATAATATAGATAAAGAAAAAATATTTCAAAAAATAAAAAATTGATTTGAATTAATTTATTTTAGATATTTAAAATTTTGAATGACATTCCAAATAAAGGAAAACAAAAATAATTATAGAAAATCATTTAAATGGATTATAATAGATTTTGATCACATATTAACTAGACATTATAATGGGCTCAAACATCATTTTCAAAATATTAAACCTGAAAAATATCATCAAGGGTATCAATGGGATACTGATCAAGTTTTTCTAAATGAGTTACGGATTCATATTCAGAAAAAAATTAAGAGTATTATTTCAACAAATCGGATCAACCCCAAACGTGTTATTCTAATTAATGATAACATTCAAAATGATACTGCTGAATGCATGTGGAGATCTAGTTTATGGTCTGAATGGACTCTTAAAACTAAAAATGATTATTATTCGTCTAGATTGGGTTCAGTACGTTCTCAAATATTTAGTCTAGGTCTGAATTATTTTCTCAAGATTGAAGAATATACTCATTTTGATTATCCGAACTTTGAAGGTGATGATATCATTTCCATTGTTACTAATTCGATTTTAGTCAAATATCCAAATGATTCAGTATTTATTGTTACAAATGATTCTGATTTTTATCAACTAATTTCTCCTAGAACTACTATTCTCAATTTGGACGGAATATCGGAACCAGAAAGACATTATCCAACTGGTTTAGAAAATTTATGGTTTAATATTATAGATGGTAAAATGTCTAATAAAGTACCTGGTATTAAATTTAAAAAAGATCTCTTAAAAAGTTTCCTCGGATCTCATTATGATTTAGATGTTACTAGGGAAGATAATGATGAACATTACCGCAAAGCTTCAAGATCAGAACAACATTATCTTATTTGTAATCTAGAAAAAACAATAAAGTGGATTACTGATACACCTGGGTTAATCCAAAATAATCAACACATCATTAACCAAAAAATTATTGATTTTAAAGAAATTCCAACAGGGTATGCCACCAATATTAGTGAATCTTTTTGGATTAAATATTATTATGTTAATAGTTCTAGTTCATATATATTAAATAAAGATAAATATGATAAAACATTCAAAAATGTTTTAAAAACAAGTTCAAATCCTTTTGCCGTTTTAACTGTTGAATAGAATACACAAATTCTATCATACCCATTTATCACCCTATTAAATTAAAATAATTATTTTTTTTAATTAAAATTTTAGAATGATCTAGTTCTAATTACATATCACATTCAAGAGCTTTCGGAATATTTCGTAAAATTCACGAAATGACACTTCAAAAACTAGAATAATTAAATTAACATTCGTGATGATTACGAAATATTCCGAAATCTTTTGACAGTTTATGTCCTGTTCTAAGGGGGGTCATGTGTCTTTGGGGTATCATGATTAAAAAAAACATTAGTAATTTGATTAGCAAATGCTTTGAGTAAATATAAATTGTCAATGGCAATGATAGAAAAGTAAAATTTTTAAGATGTTCTAGATGTAATGAATCTGGAACAATACTTTTTAAAAACTTTCTAGGACATAAAAGTAAAAATTTTAAAATGTTCCAGATGTAATGGATCTAGAATAATATGTTTCAAAAACTTTCTAGGACACAAAAGTAAAAATTTTAAGATGTTCTAGATGTAATGAATCTAGAATAATATGTTTTAAAAACTTTCTAGGACATAAAAGTAAAAATTTTAAAATGTTCTAGATGTAATGGATCTAGAATAATATGTTTCAAAAACTTTCTAGGACATAAAAGTAAAAATTTTAAGATATTCTAGATGTGATTGAATCTAGAATAATATTTTTTTAAAAGTTTCTAGTGTATAAAAGTAAAAATTTTGAGATGTTCTAGATGTAATGAATCTAGAATAATACTTTTTAAAAACTTTCTAGGACACAAAAGTAAAAATTTTAAGATGTTCTAGTTGTGATTGAATCTAGAATAATATTTTTTAAAAACTTTCTAGGACACAAAAGTAAAAATTTTAGAATGTTCTAGTTGCAATGAATCTAGAATAATATTTTTTAAAAACTTTCCAGGACACAAAAGTAAAAATTTTAGAATGTTCTAGATGCGATTGAATCTAGAATAATATGTTTCAAAAACTTTCTAGGACACAAAAGTAAAAATTTTAAGATGTTCTAGATGTAATGAATCTAGAATAATACTTTTTAAAAACTTTCTAGGACACAAAAGTAAAAATTTTAAGATGTTCTAGATGTGATTGAATCTAGAATAATATTTTTTAAAAACTTTCCAGGACACAAAAGTAAAAATTTTAAGATGTTCTAGATTTAATGAATCTAGAATAATATTTTTTAAAAACTTTCCAGGACACAAAAGTAAAAATTTTAGATTGTTCTAGATGTAATGAATCTAGAATAATATGTTTCAAAAACTTTCTAGGACACAAAAGTAAAAATTTTAAGATGTTCTAGATGTAATGAATCTAGAATAATATGTTTCAAAAACTTTCTAGGACACAAAAGTAAAAATTTTAAGATGTTCTAGATGTGAATGAATCTAGAATAATACTTTTTAAAAACTTTCTAGGACACAAAAGTAAAAATTTTAGATTGTTCTAGATGTAATGAATCTAGAATAATACTTTTTTAAAACTTTCTAGGACACAAAAGTAAAAATTTTAAGATGTTCTAGATGCGATTGAATCTAGAATAATATGTTTCAAAAACTTTCTAGGACACAAAAGTAAAAATTTTAAGATGTTCTAGATGTAATGAATCTAGAATAATACTTTTTTAAAACTTTCTAGGACACAAAAGTAAAAATTTTAAGATGTTCTAGATGTAATGAATCTAGAATAATATTTTTTAAAAACTTTCTAGGACACAAAAGTAAAAATTTTAGATTGTTCTAGTTGCAATGAATCTAGAATAATACTTTTTTAAAACTTTCTAGGACACAAAAGTAAAAATTTTAGATTGTTCTAGATGTAATAAATCTAGAATAATACTTTTTTAAAACTTTCTAGGACACAAAAGTAAAAATTTTAGATTGTTCTAGATGTAATGAATCTAGAATAATACTTTTTTAAAACTTTCTAGGACACAAAAGTAAAAATTTTAAGATGTTCTAGATGTAATGAATCTAGAATAATATTTTTTAAAAACTTTCTAGGACACAAAAGTAAAAATTTTAAGATGTTCTAGTTGTGATTGAATCTAGAATAATATGTTTCAAAAACTTTCTAGGACACAAAAGTAAAAATTTTAAGATGTTCTAGATGTAATGAATCTAGAATAATACTTTTTTAAAACTTTCTAGGACACAAAAGTAAAAATTTTAAGATGTTCTAGATGTAATGAATCTAGAATAATACTTTTTTAAAACTTTCTAGGACACAAAAGTAAAAATTTTAAGATGTTCTAGATGTAATGAATCTAGAATAATATTTTTTAAAAACTTTCTAGGACACAAAAGTAAAAATTTTAGATTGTTCTAGATGTAATGAATCTAGAATAATACTTTTTAAAAACTTTCTAGGACACAAAAGTAAAAATTTTAAGATGTTCCAGTTGTAATTGAATCTAGAATAATACTTTTTTAAAACTTTCTAGGACACAAAAGTAAAAATTTTAAGATGTTCTAGATGTAATGAATCTAGAATAATATTTTTTAAAAACTTTCCAGGACACAAAAGTAAAAATTTTAAGATGTTCTAGTTGCAATGAATCTAGAATAATATTTTTTAAAAACTTTCCAGGACACAAAAGTAAAAATTTTAAGATGTTCCAGTTGTAATTGAATCTAGAATAATACTTTTTAAAAACTTTCCAGTGTATAAAAGTAAAAAAAAAATAAAGTAACGTGTAATAAATATTCTTTAATTTTAATCTAAGGTGATACTAATCTAGAATCAAGACAATTAGATCCAAAATTTAAGGGGGAAATTAAAGAAATATATCTTGTTTCATGATTTTTAATTGGAAATACCATATATTTTTCTAAAATTTTTGTTCTCGAAGATTCATCTTGAATGTCAATGATGCCTTTCCCTAATTGCAATAGACCTTCACCAATCGAGTTAGCTAGATGACGACGATCAATAGACCATAAAAGATCTTTATCAGGATCTTCGCAACCTTGATCAATATTTGTTTGTGTTAAAGTTTTATTTTGTCCTAGAAATATGGTATCACTATTAGTCGTGTTAGGTGCATGATTTCTTTGTATAATTAATCCATCATCATCTGATTTGGATAAAATATTTCTTCTTTTTTTAATAACAGTTATATAACATGGTGCTATAAGATAAGTAGTTTTAAGTATATTAATAGCATCCCTATGAGATAATTGGTTATCAAATATATCTCTGACTAGATAACCAATAGGATATCTCATGCTTAGACAAGCTTTCAAATTATCCCACATGGTATTTTCATAAGAACGACGATAATTAATTGAGAGACCATACCAGTCATTTTTAACAGCAGTTAAAATACCAACATAACCAACCCAAGTTGTTGCTTGATATATAATAACACCATTTTTAACTACATTTAGATTAATTGTTAATGGATTTAGGGATTCTAAGTCCCAATCCATTGTTCTGATCATTATTGGTCCATTGTCGGTGTTAATGATGGAACTTGTACAACAAGTTGAAAGTTCATACATCAATTGCATCAAAATAATTTTATTAACTGATACATTTAAAATATCAGCAATTGACTGTAATTCTTCAATATATTTAATTTTTCCAAACCATTTGTAAGTTGCAATTAATAGTAGAACAGTTTGTTTGGATACATTACCTAGGATACCAAGTTCTAAGTTATCAAGTTCGTTAAAAATATGATGAAGATTTGATTTATTTTTTTTGATAATGTGTACCCATCTATCTTTGGGAGGCAAATCTAGATCTAAGATTTCAGTTTGAATTTCTAATAATTTATTTGTCATGGATTATTTTACCTGAATTATAATACAATTCAATTTTATATAATTTCCCTTGCTCGGTACATATAAAAAAAAATTGAATTTATATTTTATAATAATATTGAAGTAATAATAATAAATGCTACACAACCTTACTCAAAAAGACATTGTTACATGTATTAGGCGATCTTGTGCAAAAGACGATGTTTCCAATTTAGCTATATTAGCTCTTACATACTTAGGTGATGGAAATCATATGTATTTTGATGAATTGTCTGGACCCATTGATGAACTTCCTGATCCAGAACAACGAATTATTTTCTTCTCATGTGGTCCAAATCCAGATGCACCTGATGAGCCAGATGCACCTGAGGAAGCCAAAGATAAGAGTTAAAAATTCTTAACAAAAATTTATTAACTAATAATATATTCTAATATTCAATATTTATTTTTTTATACATTTTTTGTACTAGGATTTAGACCAAATAATTATATTGAAAAATTGATCTTTTCAATGATTATTAAGTTAATATAAATATGCTTTTCAATCTTCCGAATAGCCCCATAAAGCAATTGACAACTAATCTAAATCCTAGTACGGATACAACTATTGATACTACTATGGATACTACTATGGATAAAGTTGCACATCAAAAGATTAATCCTTATACTGTGTATGATCATTCTTTATTGGATTCTGTAGTTAAATTTGCTACAAAACACACTATTACCAATTGCCTTTACTTAGCTTTAATTAATTGTCGTAATATTTATTGGGATGATTTATCTAGCTATGCAACTGATGAGTGTCACGAAAAACGTACAGTTTTCTTTTCCTTCGACAAATATCTTTTTATGAAAACATTCAAGCCAATGGATAGGTCTGACGACTAACCTAAATGTAAGTAAAAAACAAATTATTAAATTACATTATTTTTTATACTTTTAGATAAAGGAATCATTATATAAAATAAAATTGAATTAATTATTTAATGATTAATAAATGTATTCAATATGCTTTTCAATCTTTCGAATGGCTTGCTACCTAGCTTGAACAGAGTGTTTGATGATGATCCGAAGAAGAAATTTATGCATCGGTTTTACAGAGGTCAGCTAAAGCTTTCTGATTTAGCGACTATTCGTTATAAAACTATACGAACTAAAAAGGTGAAGGATGTTGCACTAATGCAAATCAACTTGCTAATGTCGTTAATTATTGGAAAAACCAAAATACATAACAAAAATTATGATTACCCCAAGAGCCAAAGTAGAAGTTGGTCAATAGTTGCAAAGGGAGACACATATGATATTCCACAATTTAGTATAGTTTGTGCAAAGTTTACTGATATAATAACAATCACGCTTCAAAATGATGATGCATCTATCTTCATATACATCATTAATAAATTAGATGAAATTAGTGAATTGGATGATAATCCCAAAAAATTGCATTTTATGAAAATTATTGCGGATATTAATAAGGATAATCTAAGGAATAAGCATTCATCTTACAATGACCCCGAAGGATTATTATTAATAATGTATTTAAATCCAAAAATAATTGACACTTATTTTGATTATTTAAAATCAAATCCTAAAGTCAATCCATTTAGGATTCACTCAGTTGTTGCAACATATTTTATATCATATATTACTGATGATATGATAAATCCTATTACTAAACTTCTACAAATGAAACATTACAATATATTGTATATTATGAGGAATATATATATTAAAATGAATAAGGGATCCGATTTTAAAAAAATCCTAATCCATTCTATAATTCGTTTGCTGTTTGGTGAAGAGGTTGGATCATCTATTTTTAGTGTATCTGTGTTAAAGGAACATGCATGTTATGCAACCGCATGCGTGATCGGCAAGCATTTCAATAATTTATTGTCAAACGATGCTGAAATGTCATATTCTGATTTTGTAGATGCATTTGAGTCACATTTTGGTCAATATGATGTTGAAACATTTAACTTGATTAAAAATGCGATGAGCAATCAATTATTATATATGGGATCTTTGAGTTTTCCAGAAAAACAAAAAAACCATGAACTTTTAATTAAATTAAATGTTCTAGTAAATAATTTACAATGCAAAGTAAATGATAACATTAGTGAGCAAGAAAAGTTAAAAATTCGTGTTGACCAATATGGAAAATGTAAGTTATATTTTAAGTATAATGTTGCTACAACATTGGATACTTTTAATCAAAGACTTACAAAACTTATTAACCAATATGATAAATATTTGAATGATTTCTAAATATTTACTTAAACACTTAATTAAACACTTAATTAAACACTTAATTAAACACTTAATTTAAAATTTTTTATTGAATTTTAACTTTTTTGGGAGAAATATACAATGTGAAAATTGAATAAAGAAATTTATATTGATTAAGGATTAATATATATTGATAATACATTTAATGTGTTCGAATGGAACAACAGAAGCAGCAGAAGCTATGCAAACTCAACCAGATGTTGATGTTGAGGATACAGTACCACCAGATAATCGTGGTGTATCTCATTTAACTACTACGGATCTTTTTAGGCATTGTGACAGAGAAAAAACAGAACAATTTGTTATCGGTCTAATAGATATGATTAAGACTGGAAAGATTAAGTTGGATGATGACAAAAAGTCATGGACAAAGGGTGTTCATATTCTTACAAGGCTTCACCACATAACTCCTGGAATAAGTCAATTAAATTATGCATATAAGTCATTAGTTGGACGAGGTTTAATTGAAAAAAATGAAGACTTTGAGACTTTATCAGTAGCTAAGCAAATTAGATCAGTTCAAGGGGTTAATGTTGTAACAGTACTAACATCTCCATACCCACTTGGTCAAATGTTTAGTTGTCATTTTAATTGCTCCTTTTGCCCCACTTATCCAAATATGCCAAAGAGTTACATTCCAGATGAACCAGCCGTTCTTAGAGGTAATAGAAATGATTGGGATCCTGTCAAACAAGTAGATGATCGTTTGTGTGCATTGTGTTTGAATGGATGTGAAGTCTGCAAAGTAGAGTTGCTAGTTTTGGGAGGTACTTGGGATTCTTATCCGATAAAATATCAAGAGGAATTCTGTCGTGATCTTTATTATGCCCTGAACACGTTCATGGATGATCAAAAACGTGATCGGTTGTCTCTTGAGGAGGAAATGCTTATCAACCAGACAGCACGTATTCGTATGATTGGTTTGACACTTGAGACGCGTCCAGATCAAATTAACTCTGAAAACATTATTAGGTATCGCAAGTATGGATGCACCCGAATTCAATTGGGTGTGCAACATTTGGATGATGAAATTCTCCGGAAGAATAATCGCGAGTGTTACCAAGATGATACCCGAAGAGCAATCTGGAATTTATTGAATAGTGGTTATAAGATCGATGGACACTTGATGCCTGATTTGCCTGGTTCTTCACCTGAAAAGGATAAGGAAATGTTTAATGAAATTTTATATAACCCGGATTTTAGGTTTGATCAATTGAAAATTTACCCATGTGAGACTACACCACATACTCTAATCCAGAAGTGGATGGAAAGTGGACAGTATGAACATTACAATGAGGAAGATCTCATGAATATTATTATGGATTTTATGGCTAATTTGCCAGAACATATTAGGGTCAATCGGGTTGTTCGTGATATTCCTACACATCAAATTATTGACGGTATTGCTAAACCTAATTTGCTCCAAATTTTGAATCAAAAGATGGCTAAAATGGGACTAAAGTGCAAGTGTATTCGTTGTCGCGAGGTAGGTACTCAAAAGGACGCACTTGCAATGGCAAAGGACGCTGAACTAGTTGTACGACAGTATAACGCATCAGGAGGTACTGAGTATTTCATTAGTTTCGAGTCACCAGACAGAGCATATATTTACGGATTTTGCCGGCTTCGTCTTTCACCAGACGCAGGATACTGTAAGGACATTCCATGCCCACGCGATCGCAAGAAGAGCGATGTGGAAAAATTGGTTGTAACTACAGATTCCCTTAGAAATACGGCTATGATCCGTGAATTACATGTGTATGGAAAGGTTACGCCAGTTGGAGCCGAAAAGAAGACAGGAGTTCAACATTACGGATTCGGAAAAAGAATGATGGCTGAAGCTGAAAGAATCGCGGTTGAAGCTGGATACACTAGGATCTCTGTTATTTCTGGTATTGGAGTTCGCGAATTTTATCAGAAGCTCGGGTATGTTGAACGAGACTCATATATGATGAAAAATATTGGATCCGGATCTACTATTACAAATATTATTAGTAAGAGTTATAACACATTACTAAATGCCTTGCGAAAGATGTAAACTTTACATTTACATTTAATAATTTAGATTAATAACTAAAAAAATTAAATTAATTTATTTTTTATTATGATATCTAGATTATTTAGATTGTATTACAATCTGATAAACTTGATAATGTCCTGTGTTGAATTTTTTTTATTAATTCTAATGGCACACCATAATAAAATCCCAATTTTTTCTGTTGGTTTTGGATTATTTTTAAGATAATAATTAATATTAAAATTATATCCACTAATTGCTAAATAAGATAACCCAGTATATCCATAATTGTTTTTGATATTTAGATCAGCTCCCGAATCAACAAATATTTTAGCAGTTTCCAGGAAAGATCCTCTCGGCACAAGCATAGAATCCAAGTATGTTGCATTATACATTACAGCATACCAATTATTTAAAGCCCACATTAAGGCAGTCATACCTGTATTGTCTTGAGCGTTTAGATTAGCTCCGGAATTAACTAATAATTTAACAACTTCTGTAAAACGATTACCAATATCAGTATCAATATAAATTGTTTTTGTATATTTAGAAGCGATCATTAAAGCTGTCATACCTGAATTATTTTTAATTTCTAGATTAGCTCCTGAATCAATCAATAATTTAACAATTTCTATATCTGAATCAATTAATTCAGATGCAATCATTAAAGCTGTCATACCAAAAATATTTTGAATATTAAGATCTACACCTGTTTTAATTAAATTTTTAATAACTCTCAAATATTTATTATCACTGGAATATTTTACAAGTATCATTAATATAGTATCTTTATCTCCATGCGTATCTTGTTGATTATTAGTTGAATTAAAATTAATCTGGTCAGATATAAAATCATCTATTGTTTCATATGTTACATCTCCAAAAGTTATATACTCATCATTATTCATTTATAGTAATAATTTTATTGGTGAAAGATTTAGATCAATTTTTATTTACACTCTGATAAACTTGATAATGTCATGTGTTGTAGTTTTTTTATTAACTCTTATGGCACACCACAATAAAATATTAGTATTTTTTTCAAATTCAGAAATATTTTTAAGATAATTTTTAATATGATTAGAACTCTTAAATAAATATATATAATCTAGACAGGTAAGACCATGCCTATTTTGAATATTAATATTTGCCCCAGAATCAATTAATAATTTAACAGTTTCTAATGAACTAGTTGAGTACGAAGATTTTGAAGCCATCATTAAAGCTGACCATCCATACTCATTTTGAATATTAATATTTGCCCCAGAATCAATTAATAATTTAACAGTTTCTAATGAACTGGTTGAGTACGAATATCTTGAAGCCATCATTAAAGCCGTCCATCTATTGTTATTTTGAATATTAATATTTGCCCCAGAATCAATTAATAATTTAACAGTTTCTAATGAACTAGTTGAGTACGAAGATCTTGAAGCTAACATTAAAGCTGTCAATCCATACTCATTTTGAATATTAATATTTGCCCCAGAATCAATTAATAATTTAACAGTTTCTAATGAACTTTCAGAATTTGAATATCTTGAAGCCATATGTAAAGCCGTCCATCCATTCTCATTTTGAATATCAATATTTGCACCTGAATCAATTAATAATTTAACAGTTTTCAATGAACTTTTAGAATTTGAATATCTTGAAGCGAATGTTAAAGCCGTCCATCCATGCTCATTTTGAATATCAATATTTGCCCCAGAATCAATTAATAATTTAACGGTTTCAAATGAACTTTCAGAATTTAAATGTCTTGAAGCCATCATTAAAGCTGTCCATCCATTATTATTTTGAATATTAATATTTGCCCCTGAATCAATTAATAATTTAACGGTTTCAAATAAACTTTCAGAATTTGAATATCTTGAAGCCAACATTAAAGCCGTCCATCCATTGTTAGTTTGAATATTAATATTTGCTCCCGATTTTATTAATTTTTTAATTATTTCTAAAGAATTACATGAATTTGAATATCTTGAAGCTAACATTAGGATCGTAAAACCTTTATTATTTTGTAAATTTAAACTTGTATTTGTGACATTAGGATTGTCGCATTGGTTAATCTCGTTTTCTACATATGTTATAAAATCCGTGAATGTGTTTATAGGTAACTTAGGCATATTGAGTATTAATATTAATATAATGAATCAATTTTTAACATATGGAAAACTTTCTGAAACTTTATTTTTTGTAAGCTTTGAATAGTAATTTAATAGTTTTTTGAGAACTAGTTGATTTTGAATATTTTGAAGCTATCATTAAAGCATTTAAGCCTTCATTATTCAAAACTTTTAAGTTGGCTCCAGATTTAATCAATAATTTAACTGTTTTGGTAGAACTAGTTGAGTTTGAATTACCAGATGCCAACATTAAAGCTGTACAACCTTCATTATTTTGTATATTAATATCTGCTCCCGAATCTATTAATAGTTTAACAGTATCAATAGAACTATATGTATGTGATGCTCCAGATGCCATCATTAAAGCTGTCCATCCGTCATTTTGTTGTGTATTTATATTTGCACCAGAATTGATTAATAATTTAACAGTTTCAATTGAACTATATAAATTTGAATTATTAGCGGCTAACATTAATGATGTCCATCCATTATTATCTTGTATATTAACATTTGATCCAGAATCTATTAATAATTTAACAGTTTCTAGTGAACTAGATGTTCCAGAATCTAGTGAAGCAATTATTAAAGCTGTATCTCCATATTTATTCTGAATGTTAACATCTGCTCCTGAATCTATCAATAATTTTACAATTTTAATGGAACTAGAAGTTGCGGTGTCACCAGAAGCAAACATTAAAGCTGTACAACCTTCATTATCTTGTGCATTAATATGTGCACCAGAATCAATTAATAATTTTACAATTTCAACTGAATTTTGATATTTTGAAGCCACCATGAGAGGTGTAGTCCCTTTATCATTTTTCAAATTTACATCAACACCCACATCAATTAATCTTTTAATTATCTTAAATAAATTACCATTATCGTTACTATTATTATTATCAAGCGACATAGGCATCATTAGAGTAATTAAAATGGCACTTCCATATAAATCGTTATCTTTGACATTTAGATTATTACCTAGATTAATCTCATTTTCTACATATGCTATGAAATCATTTAATGTTTTATATGTTTTATCTAGAAAAGTTATTGGTGGCATTCTTGATTTTACTGTTATTACTACTATTTTTACTACTATTCTTGATATTTTTTAATCAATTTTTATTTTTAAACAACTTTAATAAATTTTATAATATCATTTCTAGAAGTTTTTTTATTAATTCTAATAGCACACCAGAATAAAGTTGCATTAGTATTTATTTTAGTATTCATTTTATATTTTACGATATTCAAATTCTTTCCATATTTTACTAAATAATCCAAACATGTATATCCGGAATTATTTTTAATATTAATATCAGCACCTGAATCTATTAGCAATTTAACCGCTTCTAATGATGAAGATGAACTTGCGTTACGTCCGAAACGTAAACCTTTTGAAGCAATCAACAGAGGTGTATCATGTTCATCATTAATTTTGCTATTCACATCAGCTCCAAAATCAATTAATAATTTTAAGGTTTTTAGAAAACTAGAACCATTTTCTTTTGGACATGTTTTTTTTATAGCATAAGTTAATGCGGTTAATCCAGATTTGTTTTTAGCTTCAATATTAGCTCCAGAATCAATTAATAATTTGACTGTTTCTAACGAACCATACTCATTTGAAGAAATTGTTGCCACTATCAAAGGCGTAGAACCAAAAACATTCTTAGCTTCAATATCAGCTCCAGAATCAATTAATAATTTAACTGTTTCCAATGAACTAGACTTATCTGAATTAATTATTGCCAACATTAAAGGTGTATACCAATCTATGTTTTTAGCTTCAATATTAGCTCCTGAATCAATTAATAGTTTAACTGTTTCCAATGAACTAGACTTATTTGAATAGGTTGCCGCGGTCATTAAAGCGGTATAACCCCTATTATCCTTTATATCTAAATTTGCACCGGATTCAACCAATAATTTAACTGTTTCGGTAGAACTACTTGAACTGGATCTACATGAAGCCCACATTAAAGCTGTTAAACAACTCACATCTTGTATATTTAAATTAGCTCCCGCATCAATTAATAATTTTACAGTTTCAATAGAACTATCTTCATTTGCATACTTGGATGACAATATTAAAGCTGTTCTACCTTTTTCATTTTGTAAATTTATATCTGCACCAGAATCAATCAAAAGTTTAACTATTTCTTGATTATTACATGAATTTGAATATCTTGAAGCGATCATTAAAGGAGTAAAACCTTTATTATTTTGCAAGTTAATATTAATTCCAGTATCTATTAATCTCTTAATAACTGGTTTAACAATTGTTTCATTGCACTTTATGAGATTTTTAAACAGATCACCCCAGTAATTTTGTTTAATATTTAAATTTTTACATTTATTAATTCTATTTTCTATATAGGACAGAAAATGAGCACATGTTTCGTATGTTTTATTACACACAGTAATTGGATATGCCATCTAAAATAATATATTACGATAATATCTTACGATAATAATCAATTTTTCTATTTTAATAAATAGAATATCTAAATCTTTTCTAAAATAAAGCAATGAGCCCCTTTTTTCTTTTATTTGTCAGATTAATCCTAACAAATTTTATTATGTCATAATGTAAAATATTTTTATCAATAGTATTACCAGTATTACCCTTATTAATTCTAATAGCACACCAGCATAATATACTATTTTTATTTTTGGATTCGCAATGAGAATTATTTTTTAGTACATTGTATATGTAAAAATCATTACCATATTTCATTAAATCATTAATACATGACCAATACTGATTAGTCCATTTTTTTTTTATATTTAAGTTGGCTCCAGATTCTATTAATAATTTTATAATTTCTAGAGAATTAGAATTATTTTTATAATATAGATTACGAGTAGCTAAACACAATGCGGTTGAACCGGATGTATCTTGAATTTCCAGATCAGCTCCTGCTTTAATTAATAATTTTACAGCTTCTATATTATTATCTTTAACAGCCACCATCAAAGCCGTATATCTACGTCTAGAATTATGTCTGGGATTTATATTTATATCTGCTCCAGAATCAATTAATAACTTAACTGTTTCTAAAGAACTGGTTGTGTTTGAATACTTAATGGCTAATTCTAAACTTGTCATACTAGAATTGCACTCCAAATTTAAATTTGCTCCTGAATCAATTAAGAGTTTTACAATTGCTAAAGAATTTGATGATTTTGAATATTTACAAGCCACCGCTAAAGCCGTCCAATTATTATCACTTTGCGTATTAATTTTCGCTCCTGCATCAATTAATAGTTTTACAATTTCACAAGAATTTGAATATTTACAAGCAAACATTAAAGCTGGCCACCCGGTTTCATTTATCATATTAACATCGGCACCCGCATCCATTAATAATTTTACAATTTTACACGAATTTGAATATTTGCAAGCCAACATTAAAGCTGTAAAATGATGTGAACCCGAAAAATTAATACTTGCTCCTGCCTCAATTAATAGTTTCACAATTTCACTAGAATTTGAATATTTACAAGCCAACATTAAAGCTGTATGAGTATATTTTAATGATTTAGTAACATCTACACCCGCATTAATTAATAGTTTAACAATTTCTTGAAAAATACTCAATTTGGAGTATGTTAACGCTTCCATTAGAGATTTATAATTTACATCCACTTTTAATTCAATCAACCTTTTGATAATTCTAATACAGTTTTCATTATCTGGTTGTTTATGAAGTTCATTCAATAATACAATAATTATTGTATCATTATAGAAATCTGATACCTCTAAATTATTACCTAGATTAATCTCATTTTCTACATATAATACAAAATCATCTACAGTTTGATATGTTTTGTTTAGGAAATTTACTGGCATTTGTGATTATAATGATAATATCATTCTTAATCAATTTTTAATTTATATAAAAAATTTATATAAAAAGTAATAAAAAATAAAATATAATACAGTAATATAATACAGTAATTTAGGGATATTCTAGGTTATATAATTCTTATAACTTTGAAATCTGTGAAGTGCGTTTTGCAATAACAACATTTATTTATTTGTTCAACACAATTAATACATTGTCTAGAACAATTACATTTACAATTTAGAATTGCTATTGGTGTATTTATACTATAGCAAATTTCACATGTGGTTGATACATAATAAGATATTTCTAAATAATTTAGATAAGTCTTCCCAGAAGAATTCTTTAATGTTTTATCAATATTAAGTGTTTCCAAAAATGTTAAAATTTCATAACTTGATGTATTTTCTTTGATTCCTATTGCACACCAATGTAAAAGACTATTTCCGTCATATTCAGAATTATTAGCAGGATTATTTGGTAATATTTTAGATAAATTAGTAACAGTTGAATTTTTTGAAACAACAGTTTTAATGAGATCCAATGAATTTGAATATTTTATTAGATAACTTAAACATGTATCTTGACTGTTGTTCATTATATTTAGATCTGCATTAGAATTGATCAATAATTTAACAGTTTCAATAGAACTAGTAGAATTTGAATATACAGATGCAAGCATTAAAGCGGTAAATCCTTCTTTATCTTGTGTGTTAATATGTGCTCCTGAATCTATTAATAATTTAACTGTATCTAGAGAACTAGTTTCATTTGAAAATATAGAAGCCAACATAAGTGGTGTTCGTCCCATTGGATTAATTGAATTTACATTTGCTCCTGCATCTATTAGTAATTTCACTGTTTTTAGAGAACTTTCTGTATTTGAAAGTATTACAGCGAACATTAGACATGTTAGTCCATTAGTTGTAACAACTTCAAGATCAGCTTTAGCTTTAATTAACAATTCTACTGTTTCAAATGAACTTGTAGAATTTGAATTCCTTGAAGAATGTATTAAAGCGGTACTATTTTGATAATCTTTTAAATTCACATCCGCACCAGATTCAATTAATAATTTAACAGTTTCAGATGAACTTGTAGAATTTGAACAAGCATACATTAAAGCAGTCCACCCAGAATTATGTTGGATATTAACATTTGCTCCCGATTTAAGCAATAATTTTACAGTCTCTATGGAACTAGTAGTATTAGATTTTTTACAAGCTATCATTAAAGCTGTTGCGCCTATATCATTTTGCAAATTTACATCCGCGCCTGAATTTATCAGGAGCTCAGCCATATCATAAAACTTAGGAATAGCCGTCCAACTAACTATAAACATCAAAGGGGTAAAACCGTTATTTCCCTTAATATTAACATCTACACCATGGTTTATTAATTTCTTAATTGTATTAAAACAAGCATCATCATCATTTTGACAATTATATATCAAAGTTATTAACATAGTATTACCATATTCATCTTGTATATTCAAATTATTTCCCAAATTAATCTCTTTTTCTATATATTCTATTAAATCTTCAAGAGTTTTACATTCTTCAGGTAAAAATGTTTCACGTGACATTTAGTGTTATAGTATAACACATATATTACCAGTATTATGATTCAATTTTTTACAAAATGAATTAAATTATGTTATCAAATGATCCGTACAATTTTGAATTCATTAAATGATTTTTTGCAATAAGAACATTTGTCGAGTTGTCTAGTACAATCTATACATTGTTTGGCACACCTACATGAACAATCTAAAATAGTTATTAATACATTTGTGTTGAAACAAATTCCGCATGTTGGTGTAACGTAATAATCAACTCCTAGACAATCAGTATATGTTTTTCCTTCTGAATTTTTTATCTTTTTATCGATACCTAATGTTTCCAAGAATTTTAGGATTTCATAATTTGAGGTTTTTTCTTTAATTCCCATAGCACACAAGTGTAAAAAAGTATTACCTTTACAAGATTTATATGTATTATTTGCGCTAGTGACGATTGTCATATTATTTTTAGAAATAAGTGTTTTAATAATATTCAAATTATTAGAATATCTAACAGCTACCATCAAAGCTGTCCAACCTTCATTATTTTTAAGATCTATATTAGCACCTGAGTCAATTAATAGTGTAAAAGTCTCAAAGAAACTCACTGGTTTTGAACATTTACATATGTGCATTAATGCTGTCCAACCGTTATTATCTTGAATGTCAAGATTAGCTCCAGAATCAATTAATAATTTAACAGTTTTAATATTACTTGTTGTGTTTGAGTTACAACATACGGTCATTAATGCTGTCCAACCTTCAATTGATTGAATATTTAGATTGGCTCCGGAATCTATTAATAGTTTAATAGTTTCAATATTACTAGTTGTGTTTGAGTAAATAGATGCATTCATTAATGCTGTACAACCTTCACAATCTCGAATGTCAAGATTAGCTCCTGAGTCAATTAATAATTTAACAGTTTCAATTGAACTGGTAACATTTGTTTTTTGAGAACTTCTCATCAAAGCTGTAAAACCTATATCATCTTGAATATTTATGTCGGCTCCTGAATTAATTAATTTTTTAAGAACATCATATAGTTTTCTATATTTTGTTTGTTCCGCTATAATTAATAATAAGGTGCACCCACGATTAGTAATATCTCGTTCATTCAAATCATTACCCTGATTAATCTCATTTTCTATATAGTCTATGATATCATCAAATGTTTTTATTAAATGCGTTTGACCCCTAAAAGTTATATATGGTGGCATTTGGTATAATAAATTTGTTTATTGTATGAATTTAGATTCAATTTTTTATAAAAAATAAAGTTAATCAATATTTTTGGAAATAATTAATTTCAATTAAGTAGTAGTGAGTGATAAATAATCTAAATATGTTTTCCCAGCTGCATTCTTCAGTGTTTTATCAATATCTAGGGTTTCTAGGAAATTTAATATTGAAATATTAGATGTGTTTTCTTTTATTCCTATAGCACACCAGTGTAATAAACTATTCCCATGTGTATCTTCATATTTTTTTTTGCATCCATTAATTTTAGTTAAATGATTGATATTAACATTTTTTGAAATAATGGTCTTAATAAAATCTAATGAATTTGAGTATCTTACTAAATAAGTTAAACATATATTGTTGTTATTATTTTTAATATTCAAGTTAGCACCTGAATCAACTAATAATTTAACCGTTTCGATATTACTAGTTGATTTTAAGTTATAAGATGCAAACATTAATGCTGTCCAACCTTGATCATCTTGAATATCTAGATTAGCTCCAGAGTCAATTAGTAATTTAACAGCTTCCAGTGAGCTAGTTGTATTTGAATTTCCAGATGCATGCATTAATACTGTTCTCCCTAAATTATCTTGAATGTCTAGATTGGCACCGGCATCAATTAATAATTTGACTGTTTCAAAAGAACTGGTATTATTTAAGGATGTTGCAGCATACATTAGAGCTGTATATTTAGATTTGCCTTGTGCATCCAAATCAGCTCCATGAGCAATTAGCAATTTAACAGTTTCAATAGAACTTTTTTTATTTGAATTATAGACGGAATAGATTAGTGATGTATTACCATTATAGTTTTTTTGCAAATTTATGTTGACTCCAGAATAAATCAATAATTTAACCGTTTCAATAGAACTTGTTGTATTTGAACACTTTGAAGCCAATTCTAGAGCCGTATCCCCATCCTTATTTTGAATATCCATGTTGGCACCAGAATCAATCAATAATTTAACAGTTTCTAGTGAACTTGTTGTATTTGAAGCGTCACAAGAAAACCCTAAAGCTGTATTACCATCCTTATTTTGAATATCCAAGTTGGCTCCAGAATCAATTAATAATTTAACAGTTTCAATTGAACTAGTTGTTTTTGAATTTCTACACGCGAATGCTAAAGCTGTTAGACCTTCACTAGTTTTAATATCTAAGTTGGCTCCAGAATCAATTAATAATTTAACGGTTTCAATGGAGCTAGTTGTGTTTGAATGTTTGCAAGCGATTGCTAAAGCGGTTTCACCTTCATTATTTTGAATATCCAAGTCGGCTCCAGAATCAATTAATAATTTAACGGTTTCAATGGAGCTAGTTGTGTTTGAATTTTTACAAGCTGATGCTAAAGCCGTCATACCATTTTTGTTTTTCATATTCAAGTCAGCTCCAGAATCAATTAATAATTTAACCGTTTCAATAGAACTGGTTTTCCTAGAATTGCAAGCTGAACACATTAGCGCTGTATCTCCAGTATTAGTCATAATATTTAAATTAGCTCCTGAATTAATTAACAATTTAACAGTTTCGATAGAACTAGTTGTATTTGAATAATATGCCGCATTTATTAACGCGGTGTCTCCATTATTATTTTGAATATCTAAATTGGCCCCTGAATCTATTAATAATTTAACTGTTTCAATATTACTTGTTGTATTTGAGAAATATGCTGCATGCATTAGAGCCGTATTTCCGGCATTAGATGCTAAATCTAAGTTAGCTCCAGAATCAATTAATAATTTAACTGTTTCAATGGAACTTGTTTTTCCAGAATTGCAAGAAGCATACATTAATGCTGTAGAACCATTATTGGATTTAATATTTAAGTTGGCTCCATATTTAATCAATAATTTAACTGTTTTAATAGAACTTGTAGTATTTGAATAATATACCGCATGAATTAATGCTGTATCTCCAATATTATTTTGAGCATCTAAATTTTCTTCGGACTCAATAAATTTGTTTAGAATTTTATACATATTTTTATCTCTTGCGATTATAGCTAGCATAATTAACATTGTATTTCCACATTCGTCATCTATTTCAAACTTATTATCCCGATTGAGTATATGTTTGTAATGTTTAGATATTAAATGCATTGCATTTTTACTTGTTACGGTATATGATACATGTGTTGCATATGATGACATTTAAGTATACTAAAAAATATTATGCACAATTTGATTCAATTTTTACGATCAATTTAGAATGTAAAAAATAAATTAATTTAATAAGTTAAAGTTAAACCTAGATCCTAGATCTAGATTTATGTTATGTCATTCTAATAATTTTAAAGCTATCAAAAGGGGTTTTACAAAAACAACATTTGTCTATTTGTCTAGTACAATCTAGACATATTCTAGCACACCTTTGTGAGCAATTTAGAACAGTTATTAATACATTTTTGGAATTACACATTAAACATGTGGTTGATACATAATAATCCATACCTAAACAGTCTATATATGTTTCCCCATCACTATTCTTCAATCTTTTGTCAATATCTAGGGTCTCTAGATATTTTAAAATTTTAAAATCAGATGTTTTATCTTTAATTCCAGTAGCACACCAATGTAATAGACTATTACCATTATATGAGTTTGATTTTTTAGTTTTAGTTAAATGTTTAAATATAGCATTTTTAGCGATGACTGTTTTAATAATATCTAATGATTTTGAGTATCTTACTAAATAAGTTAGACATGTATCACCAGATTCTGTCATAATGTTCAGATCAGCTCCCGAGTCAATTAATAATTTAACAGTTTCGATTGAGCTAGTTTTATTTGAATATCTTGCTGCTATTGTGATAGCAGTCCATCCATCTTTACTATGTATATTTAAATTTGCTCCTGAATCGATTAATAATTTAACGGTATTAATAGAGCTATTTTCATTTGAACACATGGACGATATCATTAAAGCGGTCCAACCATCATTTCCTTGTATATTTAAATTGGCACCAGAATTTATTAATAATTTTACAGTTTCTAAAGAACTAGAACTATTAGAATATTCTGCCGCAAACATTAAAGCTGTCCATCCTTCTATATCTTGAGAATTTAAATCAGCACCGGCATCTATTAATACTTTTACAGTTTCTAAGGAACTAGAATCGTTAGAATTTAGTGATGCTAAAATTAAAGCGGTCAAACACTCATTTTCAGTTTTAATTTCCAGATTGGCTCCAGATTTAATTAACAATTTAACTGTTTCAATTGAACTATCTTTATTTGCAGATCTAGAAGCTATCATAAGAGCTGTGGAACCATATTTATTTTGCATATCTAATTTTGCTCCAGAGTCAATTAACAATTTAACAGTTTCCAAAGAACTACTTTCACTAGAACACCCACATGCTATCATAAGAGCTGTCCATCCCGCATTGTCTTGTGCATTTACATCGGCACCTGAATCAATTAACAATTTAACCGTTTCGATAGTGCTACCATTATGCGAATATGCTACAGATCCCATTAGAGCTGTTTGACCATTATCATTTTTTGCATTTATATCTGCACCTGAGTTGATTAATAATTTAACAGTTTCAATAGAGCTACTTGTACTAGAATATCTTGAAGCCATCATGAGGGATGTATAACCATTATTATTTCTTGAGTTTAGATTTGCTCCAGAGTCAATTAACAATTTAACATTTTCAATAGAACTACTTTCGTTTGAATATTCTGAAGCCAAAATAAGAGCTGTTGACCCATTATTATCCTGAATTTCTAAATTAGCACCTGCATTAATTAATAATTTAACTATTTCAATAGAACTTTCCTCATTTGAATTACAAGATGCAAAGATTAATGCTGTTACACCTTCATTATTTTGAGCATTTATATCAGTACCTGAATCAATTAATAAATTTATAATTTCTTTAGATAATTCGATATTTGGATACAAATATCTAGAAGCTATCAAAATTGCTGACCAACCGTTATTATCTTTTAAATTTGTATCTGTTCCTGCATTAATTAATCTTTTGACAGTCTCAAAACATTTATTATTATTATGCTTATATTTTGATAAGGTTAGTAGTATCATTAGCATTGTTTTACCAGATTGATCTTGAATATCTAAATCATTATTAAGATCAATCTCATTTTTTACATAATTAATAAAATTATTTAATGTGTTATATTTTTCACCTTTGAAGGTTATTGACGTCATCTATGAATTGAAGTATATATTAACAATATTTTACTAATATTTCAATTCAATTTTTAGATTTTGTTCGACGGCCTCCTCTTTTTTTATTTTTGTTTCTTTTGGTAGATTTTTTATATTTTCTAGATCCACCAGATGTACCAGGTGTACCAGGTGTACCAGATGTACCAGAATCATCTGTAAATTCTATATTAACTGACACCTTGTTTCTATCCTGAGCTAAACTTGTCGAAGAAAAAAGCATAGTGTTGTTCTTTAGATTTTTTTCATAAAATGTGTCTGCATTAAAGTTATCTGTAGAAAATTCTGCGTCATGAACTAAACAGAGAACAGTAGTATGATATTCAATTTGCACATATACCTTATTATCTTCATTAATCGCCAAATAAGCATAATGTTTATCGCCTAAGGTTTGGTTTTTTTTTGTGTATGTATTGTAAACAGATGAAAAATGCGACATACCCCCTTTAGAAATAAAAGCAATTAATTTATCAGATTGATTAACAAGTTGAACCATTTTTGGATCAACTTTAAAAATCAGATCACTTTTTTTTAATATTATTGTTGTTGTTGACATTAAGTTTATAATTTATAAAAAGATAATCTTTTTATAATGTCATTTTATAAAGTTCTTATTGCTTTTAAGGATATTATTAATAAAGTAAACCCAATACCATATAGAATTTTCCCTAAATTGTCAATATTTTCGTAATCGTTTTTATTTCTGTATTGATGAATTAAATATTTACCAATTAAAATTAATGATGGTCCTAATAAAACTAATTTATCTAGAAATCTTTCATATAAAAGGAAACTTATTAATATGAAAGCTATCAAATAGAATCCCATTAGGGATGATAGTGTCCGCATAGTTTTAAAATTGTATCTTGGAATAAAACTAATTAATACAGATACTCCTATAGTAACAGAAACAGTTGGACTTAATGGATAAAGTAATTTTAAAAATGCACTCCATGTAATTAATAATAAAATAAGACGATTTAGAAATGTATCTAGATACAATCTTTTACGATAATTTATTTGATGAACAGATAAAGTTCTAGGATACTCTGGTTCAAAATAGCTGAGATTTACTGAAGGAAATAATTCAGATCCTATAACTATACCAGCCAAAAATGGATAAATATCATCATATCTAATATTTAAATTTAACATTTTTTAGATTTACCTTAATATGAGAAAAATTGATATGATTAATGTGGGTTATATTATAAAAAAAATGTTTGCATCAAAGAGTTTAATTCGAATGGGAAGTTTAATTGCTTCCACTTCTAGAAGTTTAATTACTACTAATATTTCTACCAAAGTTGTTCCAGTTATTCGACCAACCGTTAGATATTCATCTAAATCGATTAAGGATGTGTTGGCTGTGAATAATCCTGAAACAAATCAAAGAGTATTTCAAAAATTAAAGGTGATCGGTCAAAATTATAAAAAGTTTTTATCTGTTGCAGTTCCAATTGGTAGTACTTTAGGAGTAGCTTTCGTTGGCGCTCACCTACTTGACATTAAAAATGAAGAAAATAGAAAAATTACTAATAAGGAATTGGTTGGTTATCCTATTGTTGGTATTATTCTAGGAGGGTTTATTGGTGCAACATCACCTGTATGGATTTGTTTTTCACCTATATATTATATAGCAGGAGGTGAAACTACCGCGGCTTTAATAAAAGTTATCCTCGCCGCAATACTATTGTCAGACGAAAAAAAAGATTAAAAACAAACTACTTTCTATTTATATTGTTTTACCCCATTTTATTACATTTTTTATACCATTTTAATAATTTTGAATCCTTCAAATGTTTTTTTGCAATAAGAACATTTATCTAATTTATATGCACAATCGATACATTGTCTTCCGCAATTACAAGAACAATTTAGAACAGCCATTATAGTATTTTCGGTATAACAAATTTCACATCTAGTTGATACATAATAACACGTATGTAAATAATCTAAATATCTTTTACCTTCACCGTTTTTTAGGGTTTTATCAATATCCAGAGTTTCTAAGAATCTTAATATTTCATAACTAGATGTTTTTTCTTTAATTCCTATACAACACCAGTGTAATAAACTATTACCATTATATTGTTTAAGACTTTTATTTTCATCAGGTATTTTAGTTAAATGATTAACTATACCATTTTTTGAAATAACTGTTTTAATAACATCAAGTGATTTTGAAAATCGCACCAGATAATTTAAACATGTATCTCCTGCAAAATTCATAATGTTTACATCACATCCAGAATCAATCAATAATTTTACGGTTTCTAGTGTACTAGAAGTATTTGAATATTGTGACGCAAATATTAAAGCTGTAAAACCGTTTTTACATCTCACATTTACATCTGCTCCGGAATTAATTAATAATTTTACGGTTTCTAATGAGCTAGAAGTATTTGAATTTGCACAAGAAATCATCAAAGCTGTAAAACCTTTTTTACATCTCATATTTACATCTGCTCCGGAATTAATTAATAATTTTACGGTTTCTAATGAGCTGGAAGTATTTGAATATCTTGATGCGTCCCTTAAAGCTGTAACATCGTTATTGGATCTTATATTTACATCTGCCCCAGAATCAATTAATAATTTAACTGTTCCTAATGAACTATCAGTATTTGAACGTTTTGAAGCTAACATTAAAGCCGTGAATCCGTTATAGCATCTTATATTTACATCTGCTCCAGAATCAATTAATAATTTAACAATTTCTAATGAACTTTCAGAATTTGAATAGCATGATGCTAATATTAAAGCTGTCCATCCATAATTATTTTTAATATTAATATTTACTCCAGAATCAATTAATAATTTTACAATTCCTAATATATCATAACATTCCCAATTAGTATCACTATTTAAAAGTGCAATTAAAAATGTATTACCATTTGTATCTTGAATATTCACATCACACCCTGAATTAATCTCATTTTCTATATATTGTATAAATTTTGCCAATGAATCAAATGTTTTATCTAGAAATTTTATAGAAGACATGTATAAAATTGTATTGATATTAATTCAACAATAGCAATTCAATTTTTTTAAATAAAAAAATAAAGATTCTTAATGTAAAGATTCTTAATGTATGGGTTAAGATAAAGATATTTTATAATTTTCCATTAGATTTTGTATATTAAATTTAAATAATTCTAACAATTTTGAATCCATCAAACGGTGATTTGCAATAACAGCATTTATCTAGTTCCTGTACACAATTTATGCATTGTCTTGCACATCTACATGAACAATTTAGAACAGTCATTAAAGGATTTTCGGTACAACAAATTTCGCATGAGGTTGATATATAATAATCAACGCCTAGACACTCAATGTATGTTTTCCCTTCACCATTCCGTAATGTTTTGTCTATCTTCAAAGTTTTTAAATACTTTAGTATGCTATGTGACGAAGTTTTTTCTTTAATTCCGATAGCACACCAATGTAATAAACTGTTACCATTATATTTTTTATCAGTACTCTTTTCATCATCAGGTATTTTAGTCAAATGATTAATAGTTGCATTTTTTGATATAATTGTTTTAATAAGATCCAGTGAATTTGAATATCGCACTAAATAACTTAAACATGTATCACCCCAATTGGTTATAACGTTAACATCTGCTCCTAATTCAATTAACAATTTAATAGTTTCAAATGAACTTGGTAAATTTTTTGAAGCGAATGTCAAAGCATTTCCTCCATTTTTGTGTACTGTATTAATATGTGCTCCCGAATCAATTAATATTTTGGCAAGTTCATATGAATTATTATTTTTACGTGAAACTGCAAACATCAATGGTGTTGATCCAGACATACTATTTGTATTTACATCTGCACCAGCTTTAATAAGTGTTTTAACTATTTCGATCACGTTATCTGCATTTATATTTGCCAAAACTAAATTTAAAGGGGTCCAACCATTATTATTTTTAGCGTTTGCGTCCGCACCGGCTTTGATTAATGTGTCAACCATTAAACAATGACAATTTTGAGATCCTATTGCAAAAAGTAAAGCTGTTGAATTTGTATTAGTTTTTAAATTTACATCTGCACCAGATTTAATCAATAGTTTAGTAATTTCGAATGTACTATCTGATTTCTCGCAACCAGAAACAAACATTAAAGCTGACCAACCTTTATCATTCTGCACATTTACTTTTGCACCTTTTTCAATCATTTTTTTTATAATCGCCAAAGACTCACTATTTTGTTTGCATCTAGATGCAATCATTAATGTTGTAGTTCCATCTGCGGTTGTTGCATTGAGATCTGAACCTGCTTCAATTAAAAGATTCATTTTGTGTGGAGAAATATTTTTAGTTGTGGCTCCAGAAGCGAACATTAAAGCCGTACAACTATTATTATTTTTTAAATTTACATCTGCACCTGCAGCAATCAATATTTCTACTATTTTTTGAGAAATAACAATATTTGAAGAACATTCTGATGCCAACATTAAAGCTGTAACACCAGAATGATTCTGTGCATTTACATCCGCTCCTGCATCAATTAATATTTTAATAATTTCTATAGAATTATCACGAGCAAATCTGGAATATACCATTAAAGGAGCCCATCCATAATTATTTTTAGAATTTACATCAGCTCCGAGATCAATTAATTTTTTAACTATAGCACTTAAATTATGTGTATTTGAATTGTTTAGGGCCGCTACCAGAACTTGTTGTCCATCATTCATTTTATAATTTATATCAGCACCTGCATTAATTAACAATTCTATAGTTTCTGGAGTTGTTGCTACTATTAAAGCGGTTGAACTAAAATTATTTTGTAAATTTACATCAGCACCTGAGTTAATTAATTTTTTTATAAATTCAAAATAATTATATCTATTTGATTTTTGGCATGCAATCATCAAAGCTGTTGAACCCAAATTATTTCTTAAATTTAAATCCGAACCATATGCAATTAACAATGCTATCGATGCTTTTACAATCTCTACTGAATCTTTAGATAAATCTTTACCAAAATGTAAAAATGATGCAATTAAAGGTGTTGAACCTGAATCATCTTGTAAATTCAAATTTGCACCTGATTCAACCAATAATTTTATTGTTTCAAGTGAACTGCCATGAAACAAATATGTACATGCTAACATTAATGCTGTTTTTCCATTATTATCTTTAATATTTAGATCTGCTTTTGCATTGATGAGTAATTTAATTGATTCTAGAACATTAGGTTTATTTAAAGAATGTAAACAAGAAATCATTAAAGCTGTCATACCGTCATTATTTTTCAAATTCAAATTTGCACCATAATCAATCAATAATTTTACTGTTTCAAGGGAACTATTGGTATCTGAATACAATGAAGCCAACATAAGAGAAGTCCATCCATCATTGTGTTGTAAATTTATATTGGCTCCAGAATTAATTAATTTTTCAATAATGGCCAAAGAACTACCAAAATTTGAATAATAACATGCTATTGTTAAAGCTGATTCACCATGAACACCAGTTATATTTACATCAGCTCCCAAATTAATTAATAAATCAATTAATAAATTCACAACATTAATCTTTCCACGTAAACATACAGATGCATGAATTAATGCGGTCCATCCAATATTATTTCTAACATTTATATCAGCACCAGAATTAATTAATTTTCTAATAATATTTTCACAATTGATATCATAAAAATTTAAATTTTTAATTAGTGTAATCAATATTGTGTTACCATTCGTGGTATCAGGTATGTTTAGATTTAAATAGTTACCTGAGTCTATTTCATAGTTAATATATGTTACGAATTCATTAAGTGATTCATATCTTTTGTTTTTGAAATGTATGGATTGCATTTGTCACAAATTATAGTATTTTTAGTCTGTAACATTTTCATTCAATTTTATAAGGATCTATAATATGCTAATTTAATTTTGGTTACTAAATAACATTCAAATACTTTCGAAATATAAGTAACTGGAATAATATATTTTAAAAACTTTCTAGTGGATAAAAGTAAAAATTTTAGATTGTTCTAGTTGTAATAGTAACTAGAATAATATATTTTAAAAACTTTCTAGATAAACAAAGTAAAAATTTTAGATTGTTCTAGTTGTAATTGATCTAGAATAATATATTTTAAAAACTTTCTAGATAAACAAAGTAAAAATTTTAGATTGTTCTAGTTGTAATAGTAACTGGAATAATACTTTTTAAAAACTTTCTAGTGGATAAAAGTAAAAATTTTAGATTGTTCTAGTTGTAATAGTAACTGGAATAATACTTTTTAAAAACTTTCTAGTGGATAAAAGTAAAAATTTTAGATTGTTCTAGTTGTAATTGATCTAGAATAATATATTTTAAAAACTTTCTAGATAAACAAAGTAAAAATTTTAGATTGTTCTAGTTGTAATAGTAACTGGAATAATACTTTTTAAAAACTTTCTAGTGGATAAAAGTAAAAATTTTAGATTGTTCTAGTTGTAATAGTAACTGGAATAATACTTTTTAAAAACTTTCTAGTGGATAAAAGTAAAAATTTTAGATTGTTCTAGTTGTAATAGTAACTGGAATAATACTTTTTAAAAACTTTCTAGTGGATAAAAGTAAAAATTTTAGATTGTTCCAGTTGTAATAGTAACTAGAATAATATATTTTAAAAACTTTCTAGATAAACAAAAGTAAAAATTTTAGATTGTTCTAGTTGTAATAGTAACTGGAATAATATATTTTAAAAACTTTCTAGTGGATAAAAGTAAAAATTTTAGATTGTTCTAGTTGTAATAGTAACTAGAATAATATATTTTAAAAACTTTCTAGTGGATAAAAGTAAAAATTTTAGATTGTTCTAGTTGTGATTACATATCACATTCAAGAGCATTCGGAATATATCGTAAATTTTACGAAATGACACTTGAAATCCTAAAATT